ACTATATCAATATTAAATGGACCAAACCTGACACAGGTGGAACCGTTATTAAGTATTATAACATTACGATTACGCCACCAGCATCACTGGGGTCGGGTCTTACCTATCCGTATAATATATCATCCACTGACACAAGAACATCATATAGTGCAGATATAGGTATTTTAAATAATACATATTTGGTGGATGGTTCGTATTCAATTGTCATGGAAACATATAACGGTTATCTAACAAGTAATGAAAGTGCACGTGTATTTTTAACAATTAACCCTACATCGGCCAAAGCGGTCATCTTTAGCATCGAAGGTTATTATACGCCATCTGGGTTGTCATATGCGGAAATGACGTTTTCAATCAATTCGCAATGGCAAGTTGAAAATCCGATTACAACTGTAAGAGTGAACGGATTGAACGCATCTTATTCCACGAATACCAATACAGATAATCAACCAATATCAGGGTCTGGACAACATAACATTCGTATTCCGGCAATAAACGCCGGTTCTGAAATTATTATCGTTGGCACCGAATATAATGTTAGCATTACACTTATCTATCAGGATAGACAGCAACAAACGAGTGAATTGTTTTCATATACTCCAGATATTAGATATATATCATTGTAATTGCCGCGTCGCGGTTATTCTCTCAACGTAGGGTCAATACAAATATCATGGCGTGAATATACTTGTCCCGACATACATTTATCCGTTGCTTCCACCTTAACACAGCTGCGAAATCCGCGGTCTTCGCCAATATAACAGTATCCGCCTTTCCCGCTTTGATGTTTTTGTGTCACGCTCGTGCTGTCATCTGCGTTCGGTGAAGGACCTGAATAATGGCGGTCGGCTTTATCTAAAAATGTGTATTTATTTTCATCGGTTAAGAACCCCGGTTTTTTATCACTGCTGTTTGTTGCGTCGGGGGGGACTGGCGGGCGATGTCTCGATGCGGCCTTTGAGGAATCTCTCGGTCGTCTTACTTTTGCCTCATCGTCGTCGTCCTCTTCGTCGCTGCTATCGCTGTCGGAGTCGGATTCGGCTTCGGCTTGGATGGTCACACCTGTGAATCGAGCGACAACCTCGCGTCCTTTTTCCTCCATCGATTTAAAAAACGTGTTTATCTTTTCGCCAAATTCACCCATTCCTAAAGAAAAATCACTATTTGACGACAAACTACTCCACATGAACCATACAATGACCGCGACAATGATGAACTTCACCAGCGTCCAAATTGAAAAAAAACTGTTATCGCCGTTATCTCCCGTTCCAGCAGATTCTATATCGAGAGATATCTCTGGCATCTTCATGTCTTTAAATGTATCTTGTGCCTTTTCTTTAATGCTTGAGATAATCCCCGATTTTGCCATTTTGGAAGAAACAGACAAACCGCTATTTACACTGTCATTATTTGTAGGCGCTCCTAATTTCGTAAATTTAAATGTTGGAAGTGACATATTATTTAATATAGTATTATATATTCGTATATATTATACTCGTATAATTACTCGTATGGAGTATATTTCTTAGGGGCTGTTTCGGATGAATTGGGGTCGTCGTCTTTTTTCCGGACGATTGTGTTCATCGAATTCAACGCTTCAAGACGTTTAATCGTGCGTTCTAAATCGCCGTTTTTATCGCCAGTGTAGCCAGCAGATGAGAACAAGTAGTCTGTATCAGGGCTAATTTCATGTTGTTTAATTTGTTTATATACTGAGTTAATATTCGCAACTGCGGTTTCTATGACGAGACGGTCATTTATCATTTCGATTTTACTATCATATTCAGCAGTTAAAAGTGATATCGCAAAATAGATAAGGTAACGCCGCTTTTTCCGAACGCCTGGTGTAAATCGAATACAGTATAAACGTAATATACTCGTAACAATTTTCTGAGTAAGAGGTGAATATTCTTCTGCGTCGGCACTTCGTGCAATAATCATATCCCATATCATCCATATTGGGTCAAATTGAAGCTTATCATCGACAGGTATATGAGACCGTCTCTCGCAACGACATGTTTCCTTCTTCGCTTTACAAATGGTTTCAAACTCGACAATCCATTCCACCCAGTAACACGCTAAAAGTGTGTTTTTGGAATCGCGAGAGATATGATATGCAAACTCATTCATCGCGATGAATATTTCCTTAGGGTCTTTCTCTCTGAAAAAATCCTGAGCATAATCCACCCGTGGTGCTTTCAGACGCTGCGACATCGTCGCAATATCATATTCTTCCTTCTTCTTTATTTTCACACTCTCGTATTTGTGTTGTCGCTTAGAATTTGCGAGAACACATACAATTTCCGCAAAAAGCGACCGCATTTTCGGATGATTTCGTAGGCGGAGTTCATTCCCCGTATAACCGTTGGATATTATCGATTTGAAGCTCTCATACCGCATTTCAATATAAAGAGGTAGTTTAGGGTTCGCTAAATGAATATATTTACTCATGAATGTGATAATTATGTCCCAGAGTTCGAGATAGTGAGCAGAACATACGAGTTCCGCACTCCAATAACACGCGGGTTCGATTTTAGAGCTGGATAAACTATTAATAAGTTCCTTGCGAACGTCTGTTTTTTTATACGATGAAAATGTGATGCCGCGAAATTCGCTTTCACCGCGTATATCGTTTATTTCATTCGGGTCGGACATTTACGAGTAGTGCGAGTAGTTATTACTATGTCTCTTGTTTTTATTCACGCGAGAATAACGATAATATATTTTGTAACGAAATACTAGTAGATATGACTTCTCTCTATACATCATTTTCGGCATATATTCGTTCCATCACACGATGGGAAATCTTAACATTCTTATTCATTTTACTTATGATATTCTGTTTCATTAAGCGTGATTTATCGTTTCACGTTGAGGGTTTTGAACAGCGAGAAAAATACAAGGTCTATGATAATAACACGATTTTTGATAATTTTTATGCGGATATCTATGATGAACTCTTCATACAACCGAATAAAATTGAGGCCGAGGCAGATGAGGTGATACATATTACAGGGGCACTTTCAGGGTCAGACACTGACAAGAAGAATTTTAAAGTATGCGATATCGGTTGTGGACCGGGACACCACGTTCATGAATTAAAAAAGAAAGGTATAGTTAATGTCATCGGTTGTGATAATTCAGAATCCATGCTTCAGACTGCGAGAGATTTGTATCCATCATGTAAGTTCATCAAGGGGGATTTCATGAAGCCGATGTTATTTAGTGAAGAAGAGTTTAATGTTCTTACTTGTTTTTATTTCACGGTGTATTACGTGAAAGATAAACGTGCATTCTTTCGCAATTGTTATCAATGGTTGAAACCAGAAGGCTACCTTATTATCCATCTTGTGGACCGTAACCACTTCGACCCAATCGTTCCTGGTGGAAAACCATTGTTCTTGGTCTCGCCACAAACCTACGCAAAAGAACGCATCACGAATTCTCTCGTTAAGTTTCGCAGCTTTCAATATAAGTCTGATTTTACACCGCCGCCTCCAACAAAAAACGCCAACGCGGCAGGCAGTCGGCATAAAAACACCGGTGAAAAGAATATCGGGAAGTTCGTCGAAAAAATCACCGACGATAAAACCGGTAAAGTTCGAGAGAATATTCATACATATTATATGCCGACGAATCGAGAGATGTTGGAAATCGCAAAAGAAGTCGGTTTCAGTGTTACCGGACAAGTGGATTTGGTTCATGTTTTAAACGAATATCAGTATTTGTATATTTTGAAGAAGGTCGCGTAGGCCATGTGCTCGTATTTTATCCTTGTAATATAATGAATGAAGTCGCGGCGGATACAATGGCAAGAGCCATCCCGCCATTTTTCTTTCATTATATTATTGTTGTTTTGGTCGTAATTGTAATCCTGTGTGTTTGTGTATTAAAATTAAAATACTTTTACTGGTATGAACAACCTCTCACTTTTCGTTTTACGATTCGCCGATTCTTTCGTAATCGCAACGGCGGTGGAGGCGGCGACCGACACCCAACAAGCATAATGAACATATTATCTCTCAGCGAACGATGCTATAATGCGGTAGTTTATCCTTTTTTACATCACGTAAATCATGATACGGTTCGTGTATTTCGTGCCGCACACGATGAAGATATTCCGTTCGAGAGAATCTCTCAGTTATTGCAGGCAAGGTCGAAAGATGAAGGTATCGTGCATAAAAATGACGGACTTATTGCAGTGAGGTCATATGACACTCTTCAACTTATTCTCTCGCAAGAAACGTTTGGTCTCTCGGCTTTCATCGGCGTTTTTATGAACAAAGACTCCGCAAATTACGACGATATTAAGGGTGTGTCGGTGCTTACACCACGTATAATGATTTCATTTGATTCATCGTTGACTGCGTCAGCATATCGTTCTGTTTCGATTTATATGTCGGAGTATCTTGCATGGAACCAATATACGATGACCGAACGAGAATCTCTCGAACTTCTTGAAACAACCGAATATATTCAGAAGTCTCGAGAGATTGCCGGCGAACAAACATTCTACCGTTATTCGGAAATTCCGTGGTTTGTTATTCCATTTTCGACAGTGTATTCTTATGTGTTCAAGACAGACTCACTGACGGCCTCGGCGGCACATACTACTAGACTCGGTCATGGAATGCGGGTTGTTCGTGTTTCATCGGCCAACTTTGCCTTATTTTATGCGTTTATAAATGAACACACGAGAGATTTCCGAATATGTATTCTAAATGAATTGACACAATTACAATCTCTCATTGAACATGGATTATACCAAATCTATATGTTACTCTTAAATCAAACGCGTGTTATCGCAGTCTATGTATTTACACAATCGTCGGCGGGGGAGGTGGCGACTCACGACGCATTACAATCGATGAAATCGGTAACAGAGACATCGAGAACAAAATCCCGTAAAAAGAAGACAAAGGGAAATCGAATCGCCGACCTGCACGATTATGTATCATCAACATCAACGGCTCTTGTGAAATATTTGCCGCCGGTGATTCCACCCAAATATGACGCATTCGGGAAACGTATCGCAGCGACAACAACGGTCGAAGTGACCGATTCAAGTTCTAATATACGAAAGTCGAGAGATATGATGACTCTGCGGTTGATTTCATCAATACATGATAAAAGAGTATGTGAAATAGCGGATTTTTTGTGCGGATTTAAGTATTGTATAGAGAGCACTAGGGCCGGTCTGGTCACGGTTACAATCGATACAATCGCCCATAATCATCGCATCATCGATACTCTACTAACAGTATCATCGACATCATTCCTATCAAAAGATAAATGGTATTACATACTATATAATGCCATTATACACGAAGAAACGCTGTGTAAAGATATTTTAACGATATGACATTCGTCTCGCTACCTCCGATAATATTGCGTCGATGCACGACCTCGCGACAAAGCACCACCAAACATGCCTCGTCCGGCTGGACCGCCGCCACCACCCCCCACAGCAGCGTGTGTAAACGTATCTACGATGAATATGATAAATATACCCAAAAAGCAATACAAGACAAGTTCTTCGATGACATGACCAGTCTTCTCGTCTTTCTTCTCTTCAAGCATATGAATAATGTAGTTCAACTTTTCGATGAGTGCAGCGTTCGTTCCAGATGACGTAGAGGCAGATGCATTGTTGCCTCCAGCAAGTTGATTTGCGAGCGTTTCAGCATATGGAACAAATTGTTCATAATATTGTGTAGCATATGTGCTCGTTTTCGGATTTGTGCTAAATGCTGATACATTCGCTGCCGCCGTCCCCGCAGCAGCATCTTTCTTTGGTGCACTAGAAATCCCAGTCAGTTTTTCAAAATAAGGAGAAGCAGAAGCGGTGATAGAGTCATTCATTCCTTCCAATAATGTCGAAGAATAAGAGGACGACGGATTTAGGGAATTCATCTGGGTTGTTTTTCGAACGACTTGTCCTGTATTGCTAGATACTGTTTCTGCTCCTCGAATCACTCCAGAATGAGAAACATTCGTCGCATAAATACCCATACCTTGCGCCGGATATGCCGGAAGTATCGATGAAGCATCGTCTGTGTCTTCTTCACTGTCTTCACCTCCTTTACGATGAATATTTTCGATATAATCCTTGATTTGCTTTATCTTTTTTCCGGCAACAGCGGACATACCCGTCGACGTCGGCGTCGGCGTCGGCGTTTCAGTAATTGATACTTCGTGATTTCGCGGAATCTTTAGGGTGCGGTTCTGCCGAACGCCGCTTCCGCTTCCGCCGCCGCCGCCATTTCTTCTATTGTTCTTTGGTTCGTTGCTATTACTTTCGGCGTATTCCGAAAAACCTAAAGATGTCATGTTCCCTATAAAAAAATGAGATTTTAATTCGGTGAAGAATATTCCAGTTATATACGAAAAATATATTTGTTATGTATATAAGACGAAAATGGTGAAATTGAACAAGGAACTCACTTTAGGTGTTTTATTGGTGGTCATTGTGATTATGGTTCTTAAACCTAATCTGCTGGGGTTTTTATACAACAACATTATTGGTAAACTTATCTTTGTTGCCGCCGTAGTGTTTCTTTCTTTGAAGCACACCGCCGCTGGCTTACTGGCCGTAGTGTTTGTCGCGATGATTGCTTCGATGAGCGGTTACCACGGTTTTGAGGGTATGGCTGTTCAGGGTCAAGAGGAAGTTCTTGAAGGCGAAGAAAACATGCAGAAGGAGAAGTGTGAAGGCGAAAACTGTGAAAATGGCGACACCAAGAGTAAGGAAGGCGCTGAGACTCAAGAGGACCTAGTTAAGGAAATCGGTGATAAGCTGAAGAAGAAGTAAGCGAATCAGAAATATACACGACACATCACGTAACGAGTGTCATGTATATTATCTAGCATAATAGTAGTAGTATTTGTAAATATACCCGATGGAAATCCTATATTATATTCAATATATCATCTCATGGTTTTATCATAATGTGTTTCTCAGTGACATCATGTATGCTATCCTAAAAATATTAATAATAATCGGGTTGGTTACATTATTGGTGTATCGAGAATACATTTTGTTTCTTTTGTTATGCGTCGTGATACTTTCATCCGAATGTTTTCGATGGATGACGGAAAACAACCGAGATTTCGGTGAAGTTCAAAAAATGATAACATCGTCGCTATGGAATAACGATTCGTCATCATCTATTATCGCGGGTATCAAAGATAAAGACGAACTCACGCATGGAATTTCAATATCGAGTGTCTCTACTACATATCGTGAAGGATTTTCTCTCGGCATGCCCAAAATCATTCAAGGAGATGATAGCGGGAAAGACCACCGGCGGTCAAATAAATTCATAGAGGAAGATAGCAACGATTTTACTGAGAAATACTTTAAAAGCAAGCAGTGCTCGATTGGAAGCGGGGCTGGCAGCGTCACGATGTTTGGAAGTAATGAATTGATAGGGGAATCACGAACGGTGAATATAATGACAATATATGATTTTGCGGGAAAGGCACCGAATAATGAACCCAACGCAAGTAATGACGGAATGCGAGCAAAGTATTTCATCGAATGTGTCTATAATCCGGTGAAACGAAGTTACGGTAAAGTCGGAACCTTTCGCGACGGCACTACGAACAAATATAATCCGGGCGACTTTCGCGATATGAAAACGCTCATGTATAATGATATCAACATTCGTATCATCGATATCACGCGTTGCCTCGCTCGGTTTAATACGGAGGTATTATTCAATACGGTGTCGGATATTACGGCGGATAGAAGCCAGCGATTATCGTTGTCGGACCGGAAAGCAGACGATAGTATCATTCAAAAAACAAAGGAAAACGAATTCGTGTATAAATCTCTCATCGCAGGGAATTCAAACGCAGATAAAATGGCGAATATTCAACCATTGAACTCGGGTCGTTCGGGGGATAATCGCAGTGATAGCACATACAGTAAGCTCCTTGACTCTGTAAATTCAGATGAACGTTATAAAAATAATGATGCGTTGAAACAACGACATCTTAGCGTCTATGGTAAAGTATATGGGTATCGCAAGCGTATCGATGAAATTCTCTCGACTATGCGCCAACAAACCAAGAATGACGCTGCCTTATTAAACACTGTTCGTGTAGGCGAATCCGTTGTTCAAGAGCTACGAATGATACTTGGGTATCTTGCGATTGTTCAACGAACCGCCGATATTATCAAATTTGAAAAAGATACGAAGATCTACGAGACGAAACTTGATACAATACCACCACCTACTTCACTTTCATATCTTCCACTCGACGCATCGGCAATCAATACAAATAGCAATATTTTTAGACTACCGCACGATGACGACACGTATAACACCGACGACGAAAAACGGTATTTATACGGGATTACGTATTACTTCGGCGGTCGGCCTCATGGGTCGAGCTAGGGAACGCACGGCAGAGGATTGGCTTCGTGAAATATTTTTATATCGACGTAGTATAGACATAAATATTCATTATTCATTTATTAGACATCATCAAAAATGAAACTTCGAACAATACTAATTTTAGTATTGATGGCTACTATTGTTGTCTTGACCTCGGCATTTGGAGCATACCAAGATGGGATTGAAAAACAGAAGGAGCGTGAGTTTGACATAAAAAAGAAGGCTGAAAAAGCCGAAAAGGCATCCGACAACCCAAGCGCTCTTGTTGGTGCGTCAGGTGCGGCAACTTCCTATAAACAAAGCGCTGCTCATCTAGATACATCTGAAAAGGTGGATATGCCATATGTGAAAGAAGGACCAAATTCCTACCGCGGAAAGGCGGGTGGGTATGACCTTCGTGACACCTACGACAGCGACGGCGACAGCGACAGCGACAGCGACGATGACGACGACGATAACGACGGAAAGCCCAAGACAGAGTTTCAAAAAAAAGTAAAATACGTTAAAACGATATTTAAAGAGATATTTAGTAAATGGAGTGCTCAAGAACCGATTATGGCACCGGTGAGTATGGAAGAAGACCCTGATAACCCGCTGGGTGAAGGGTTCAAAATCCGCGAGAAATTCAAGAAAGGTGCTCGCCAAGGGATGCGCAAACTTAAAAATGCGTTCCGCGGTCGGTTCTAGTAGCGACGACGCGTAGGCGTAGGCGTAGGCACAAGAAATAATCTATTGTAATACTAATAGTTACAGTATTATAATGTCAAAACATAAGCATCGAACTCGAAGTAAAACGCCAAAAATATCGATGAAAGCCGGTGCCAGTGCCAGTGCCAGTGCCGCCATGCCTGCCGCACCTGGAGCACCAAAACCGCAAGTCGGTGGAGCCCCAGGTTCGATCGCTTCATCACCGCTGATACCCCCAATCACCCTGAAATCATTTACGGACCTCTTCTCATCAAAGACCAACTTCTTCACACTACAATCTCCTGCGAATAATATTATGGACTCGAAAGTATTAACGGCCGCACATAACTTCTTCCATAATCTGAATACCAGCACATTTTTCGCCGGTTTTGTCATGATTATCCTGAATATCGGATCGCGATATATCAATCTTGACTTGAACTCCTCGACTGAGTCTTGGATTAAATACCTCATGAGCAAAGAAGTCCTTGTATTTGCGGTGAGCTGGATGGGAACACGCAGTATTTATTATGCTCTTGTGATTACCGCATGTTTCAGTATTGTCGTCGATCATCTCATGAACATTGATAGCAAGTATTGCGTGATTCCGTCGAAGTTTAGGGACCTACATACGATGACCGAAGAGAAGCATGGACCCGAGAAAAAGGTCTCGGATTTAGAAATCAGTAACGCATTACATACACTTGAAAAAGCGAAGAAAGAGAAGGAGGAAACCGACCATTTAGAGATGGTGAAATATCATCAGCTCTTTAAAGATGACACGTTCGAGTCGTCACAACCTGCGAAGGTCGGCGGGGGTGGGAAGTAACAGCAACGCCAACGGTGGGAAATAACGTAGCAAAGCGTAACTTTTACGAGAAGAAAAATAGAATGAGTATATAGTTAGTATAGTCATTCTGTCGGAATAAGGGTGATCATGGCAGGAGTATCAGGGTCGCATGACGATGGATATTATCCAGGTTTGTCAAGAGCTATGAAAGAATCAGAGGCTTCATATAGTCATGGCAATAAAGCAAGAGCCGAACAAATTATGAATAATCCAATATATGGATATACCGGTGGTGCTCAGACATGCTGGTTCAATTCAGCATTACAGATGTTATTAAATACACAAAAATATAGAGAATGGATACGAACCGTTATTTCCAATCCGAGTTCAACGGATTCGCCAGTAACAAAAAAATGCTTTTTCCTTCATACTGCTCTTAAGTTGATTTATGATAAAGAGATATATCCATTTAATAAATCCAAAGTAAATAATAGAGTTATTGATATTAATGATTTTATTAAACATGCGAATACTATTAAATCTAACGAATCTCTTAATCCTAATGCCATACCAACTGTATTTCAATATATTTCTAGTGGCCAACAAGACCCATTTGTTTTGATTAACGACATAACTGATTGTATCAATTATGGAACGTATCAACAGCAGTATATTAATATCTATCACAATCAATCAAATAATGAAATCGAATGGAGTAAGCCAGAGTCATATTCAATTAGCTCTGATGATTTTATTATGGGTTTGATTAAGTCAATCGAATTACCATCAAAAATTACAAATGAAGAAAATATTATTCGGATGACTGGTGCCGAACCATTAGTTCGTGTCAAGTCTAACGAATTTACCTCACTACAACAGTTACTCGATATTATACCAAAACCATTAAATCAAATGTCTCGTAAAACGGATCAACGATTGGTTGATAAAAGTAGGTTTCTGTCAGATTTAAAATTGTTTTCTGCTGAATCTCTCTATGACCGTTTTAATAGTGTGAAAAATGACAAAAATATCACATTACTTAAATATATTGATCAGGTATTGACAAATCTAACTACATTATACAACAAACCAAGAGATAACTTTTCGTATGGAACAGACGTAATGGAATGGTTCAAGGAGATTATGAAATTACCCTACATAATTACTACGATACATAATATAGATACAGAAGGTAAAATTACTTCAACTGACGTTCGTTTTATAGGAGACGAACCAAATAATATTATAACTGTTATCAATTACATTATTAATAGTCGGTCAATTACAACAATAGACGGTCTTTTATCTGCCTTGAGAACAAGCTCCGACCCAATACACAACAAAATTGCTTCAGTCCTAGATTTTCATGAAGATCCTACATTGAAACCGATTTTACAGGGTATGTATGATGATTATTTTACGTACGTCAGCGGAGATTATATTATGATACAAATGCCAAATGTCGATTTGGCTAACAAAAGATATAACCACTTATCAAACATAAATTATGACATTATTGAACCAAACCATGTATTCACTTTTGGCGACAAAAAATACTTTTTAACATGTATTATGTGGCATATTAGTGAAGCTACCACGCATGGGCATTACGTATCTGAAATAAATATAGTTAATCCACCCCATACATCTATTGAAAGAGGTTTGTATCTTTGTAATGACAGCATAACAACAAAAATAGATCGTTGGAATTCTTTACCTAGTGGCACAAATAGGATTCCTTCATTATTAGTATTCCAGAATGCGACATTAACGCCAACACTTTCGCCGGTTGATTTTCCGGCTCCACCTCTTCCACTATCATCTACACCATCGTCACCGTCACCCCCCACAAAAATATTACCTGGTGGAGTTGTCCAGGTTCGTGAAGGGGCTGGAAATTGGAATAACTTAAATAATGAATACCAAAAAATTTTTGACCCAATTAAACGGAAAATTGACGCCCTAATCGATAAAGGATATAGCCATATCGGTTTTACATATTCGGCAAACCAAGATCAGACGGCTCAAATGTTTCGTGAATATGGTTTCAGACAAAATGATAATGTATTATCCCAAAAGGTAAAAGATAGTATTATCAAATTAAACAAGTTTACCGAACTCGGCGGTGCAAATCAAGGATTTATAATGGGTAAAATAAAAGAAGAGTTAAGTAAACATAGCAGATACGATAAGGTGTTCAGAATAATTCCGTTCAGTACGATGAGATATATCAAAACTACAACCGGAGTTATAAATGATTCAGATGGAAAACCTAAGCCATTCGTACCAGACAGAACATCTCTTGGTAGCGTAGAAGATTGTATCAATTTTGCGAATTTATTTTTAGAACTTCCAAACAGTATTATTATTGGATGGGCGTCTAATAGTGCACCAGTATTACCGGATAAAACTTTCTTAAAAGATAACTATTTTGCCATAGGTGGCAATATTGCTTCTAAGGCAATAAAACAAAAGTCAAATGATTATGACATAACCGAAGTAGTGCCGGTATTCAGGCGCTGGGCTCTAAACAGATGGAACCCGGATGCTCAAAATTTTGTAAATAGCCTTCCGAAATCATCATCGATAAAAACCACCGCAAGTGTCGCTGCCGCCACCGCTGCCACCACCGAGAGTATTCGAAAAAACCAAGCATCAGCACCTCAGGCTACATCATCGAACAGATTAAACAGTCCAGAAAGCGTAATGAATGAAATCAGCCAACGTATTGAAGAAATCACAACGGCTTCTAAAATTGAAACAAACCCCGTAAATATCGCAATTCTTATAAATGGTGGTTCATTTAATCCGATTCATTATGGTCATCTGGAAATGTATACAGCCTCTCGCAATCATTTAATCAAGTTCCGTGAAAAAGATAAAATAATGTTTACCGATGTTTTGGTAATCTATGTTGTCTCGCCGTTTGCTGACTTACAACAAAAAAACATAAGCGAACTAAATAAAATATCATATGATACACAATACCGTATAAACATGTGCCGCGAATCATTTGCGAGTATTGGTGAAGTCCCCCATGGCAAATATACAACCTCGGACAGTAAACATCTATCAAAAAATATGTTTGTATGGCCGCTTGAAAAAGCAAATGCATACAGTATTCATGATTCGATAATGCCATTGCTGGCTCATGGTAAAAAAGATAGTTCTGAATCAAACATTATATTTTATGGGTTGACTGGTTCAGATAAAGTAGTAAAAAGACAGGATGAAATCATGCACAACGTTGTAGATAACAGTTTTTATTTTTCGAATGGAATCACCGGAAATTCTATTATTGTTGGAAGAGGACCAAGTGACACTCTTACAGGTTTCTGGGATTGGTTACTGACGCAGAAAAATAGTTCAACATCAGGTTATGACAAATATATTGATGAAGGCGACAAAGTTACTGTTACTACAAGTAAACCGATTTCATCTTCCGAAATTCAAATGCGAATACCAGAATTAATCGATTATGCAAAGGAAATTTCCGTTTATTCGGGTAGAAATATAAAAGAATCTGATTGTAAAAAAGACGAAGATAAGTGTGTGCCGTTTGACACCCAAGCTAGTGTGGTTAAACATTTTCGTAGCTTATCTCAAATTTTACTACTTTATGTTCCAAATAGTATTCTATTTAAACTACTTGCGTATAATGAAGATACTCGACCAACCCTAAGTGGTTATACTCCAAACACGTTTGTTGCTGGTTATAAACAATATCGCAGGTTTCTTATTATGAGCTTACTTACTGATATAGATGAACGAAGTAAAGATATAGAAGTTGGTCAAAATAAATATATAGTGAATGATATTAAACTTTCAGAATCTAACAGTATAATAAAAAAAAATGGTACAATTGAATTTGTGCAAATGACAACTGGACGTGCAGCATCCTATTATTATGATTATCATAAAGAGATATCAATATTAAATTTCGCCAATGCAGATATACTAGGTGGCGGCATTCTATTAGGTTCTACTGCCCAAGAAGAATCTCTTATTATGATGGCTCCATTATTAGCTGCTTCGTTAAACGATATAGGAGTAAAATCAACCGATGATAAAACGAAAATCTATTATAAAGATAATGCATGGGGGCATGATAATTGGGATAAAATATTTTATTATACAACAGTAAAAATTCCTTTTAAAATAAAGGACGAATTTACATTTACACAACTTCCTCCTCCTCCTTCGAAAGAATACCATGTGATAAGTGCTGCCGCTTATGAATGGGGAAAGAGTGGCAGATATAAAACGAGTTATACCGACATACATTTACCCGCCTTTAAATCAAGAATTATTCGAATGATCCAACATATCGCATATGTCGCAGCGACACAACAAAAATGTAATGTTTTGATATTGGGAGCATGGGGGTGTGGTGCCTTTGCACCGAAAAATACAAGTGAAAATCCTAATATACAAGAACAGTATATTCAGGTTGTTGCGGGGTTATTTCATGAAGCACTTAACGCAAATATTCCCAACACTTCTATCCCATTCAAAGAATTATTCGAAAAAGTTGTATTCCCGATTCCAGATTGTAAAACATATGACATATTCAAAGGTGGGTTTAAATCTGCGTCAAGAGTATCGCACGTAGATGGCGAAGGCAGCGAAGACGATGGCGGCGAATATGGCGAAGGCAGCGAAGACGAAGGCGGCAAAGATGGCGAAGGCAGCGAAGACGAAGGCGGCGAATATGGCGGCATTTCTCGACCAAAAAGGTCTCCATCCTCTAAAAAACCGAGAGTCGTTGAAGTTCTGCCTCCTCCCTATATCACATTAACAAATATGATCGCTGGTATCGACTCTGGAATAGACCATTTCGTCGAACAAGTAAGTAATCGCAACCCTCTGAGAGAAATTTCGGTTAACGAACAAGGCACAGGCACAGGCGCCGGTGCCGCCAACCGAACGAAAGACAGTCTGAAATTCGCTCGTGTTGACGGCGATTTTCCAAAATCAACCGTTCCTCTATTCGAGCAAATGATTTATCATCGAACCGGTTCCATGAATTTAAATCCTCTCGCAATATTCATTCCAACCGGTTATAAAATCAATTTTCAAGAAATCAACGAATATTTCAAAGAGATGATGCGTCGAAATGACCCAGAGACACAACAACTAATGGCATTAGTAATTAACGCATATGGAAATAACAACAATAGTCTGTTTTACAAGCATACACTTCCAGGCAAGCCTACGGCAGGGGGCGGGATGGGTTCAACAATGACAGAAATGAGAGGCGGTGCTCCCGTCGGCATAAAAAGTGTATTCGACCTCGACGCAAAAACAGCCGAACGCATTCAAGTTAAAATCGATGACTGGCATAAACAATACACAGACTGGCAGTTTTACCAGAACGCAAACCGCTTTTTCGTGAAAAATCAAACTTTGCCCAAAAATGAACTCTTGCCGTTGAAGCTTGTGTTTGATGACGTGTTTGACTCTTCCTCCACCGGAAATGGTCTTATGAAATTAGTAGAAGATATTCAAAAGAAACATGACGAAATTAATGAAGTATATGACTCTGTTGGAACGAAAATAACACGCGTCATAATTCGTCAAATATTGCTTCAATATATTAAATTTTTTAACGCAGTCTTTGAAGATATACAACAGCATATGTCAGATACGCTGAGCTTTACACAAAGCCGTCAAAATGAACTGGGTTATAAATATAAATTTGACCAGACCGTGAAAAACGACCTTTTCAAGATATACAGCGACATCAAGAATATTCTCGATAGCTTTGGTGACGATATACGAAAGGTGCCCTACTTGAAATTGGTGGGAATGTTTCAAATATTTACCCAACAAATCAATGAACTGAATCGTCGTTTTCCTTCACAATTAAAGGACGTTCTTCATTCGGGTATTTCTAAGAATGACCGTCTCGGCTATCGCGAGTATTATAAAACATACAAACTCATACAATATGTTTATTGGTTGATGTCGGATAGAAATAAATTACCCGACCCGTTTGGTAAAAAGAATTATGATAAATTACTACCCGACGAGGTAGTTGAAAAAGCAGAACTAGTAAAGGGTGATGATTTGAAACCAGATTTTAACCCAGATGAATACAGAGAGGCGAAAAATGAACTTGTGACAAATAGAGAATCGAACCAAGTTCGAGCATCGCCAACCGTCGAAGAAGCCGAGAATGAAAAAAAGCATATTGGCCGTCTCATTCGTATCTATGAAAAAAAAGCAGAGAGAGCGAACAATGAACTAAAAGATTTTATCGACGAGAATATGGCTTTTACATTATCATTAAAGTCCTATCGCGATATTTACGATAAAAACACCATCGACCTACAATTCGGAATAGACCTTCTTTTTTATGTATTGTATTACGTTACAAATAATGTGGTATCTAGTCTAAATAAAAACAAGGTGCTTTTTGATAAAATCGATGACAAGAACGGCGGTGAATTATTCGTGCTTCGGCAAGACATCCGATTAAAAGAGAGTAAATTGGCTCATATCTTTGATTTGATTTCAAAACAGATTGGTATTCCGGTGGAACGTATTATGCCCGACCGTGCGAGTTATTATTATTCGAAAACATTAAACAACCCCCGAATGGCTGGGTTAATCGACGGCCAAAAATATCATGACGAATGGCAGCATAAATTGTCGTCATCGAGTTCGGATTCTGTCGCAAAAAAGATTAACTATGTTACAACCAATATGAAAAATAGTTTGAATAAGGCGCTTGGATTGGCGGATGACGCCAACGGGACGAAACCGAATGTAACAGAAGAAAACCGCAAAAAGATGAAATCGGCGTTGATTGAATTGCTTGAACATAATACGGTTCAAGTCGTTCATATGTTATTTGCCAAACCGCGCGATATTTGGTATTCTCCCGATATGCGGATTGGTAGTTTATCGGCGGTGTCAAAATGGGCATTCTTTCGTTTAGAAAAGCCGGAGATTGTTACGAAAAGTGCTTTCAAAATGTTGAAAGATAAAATGTGGGACCAAAAGGTTACATCGAGTAGCGGCGGCATGACACAACCACGTCTCGACTTTATTATCGATAAAACACCGGCCACACAAGATGTATTTGAGATAGAGATAGTAGACGACGAATCATTTAATACCAATCAACTCCCGCAAGGACAAAACGGATTATGTGTTTTATTAGTTGCCGCACAGCCCTCGCCGCAAATGATAGAACCTGGGAAGGATTCGTCGAATGATTCTCGGTTTCAAAACCCGTCATTTAGTATTGGCGATGTTCAGCCTGCCGTAAATGATGACCATGCGGTGGGGGCTAAAATACTAGATAAACTGGTTGGTTTAATAAAACCTGACTCGCAAAAATGCGATAATGTGCGCGGGTTGATTCAAGAACAGGCAAATGAAATCGCTGCCATGACGAAGAATTTATTAAAAGCGGCGGGTGTTGATATGTCAATCGGAATAACTTCTCTAACAAATAAGATAGTGATGGCACAGTTAAATAATGCGATGTCATTACTTATCGTAAGGGTGAATCCGGCTTCACCATATGATATAACGGTTTCGCCACCACAACCGAATGTAAAAGAAGCATTATCTATTGCGAATAAGAATGAAGGAAATCCGGAATTTGACGCGATCCGAGGATATTGTATGTATTTAAATGCTTCTAGAAAAACACCAAGTAATACAAACGGGCAACAAAATGGAATAAACATTATTCTAGACAGTTATGACAAAAAAAGTGTATATTCAATATTAATTTTGGGATTAATTAAACAATATGAAACCGATGTAACAATTACAAACTCAATAGATAACCACTTGGGGGGCGAAGGCGAAGGCGAAGGCGAAGGCGAAGGCGAAGGCGAAGGCGAAGGCGAAGGCGAAGGCGAAGGCGAAGGCGAAGGCGAAGGATTAGCTGACATGGCTGGTGGAGGTATCAGGCGAACTTTGTATATTGGTGGAGCAGGTAAATCAGCGGTCGAACTATTAAAAGAAGCTGCAAAACAGCTCCCTATCGCAAAGTTTGTTTTAGTGCGAATGAGTTTCTATGGTGAAATCGACAATACAGCCTTATCTGACCAAGAAGCGTTAGATATGATTCAACCTGTTGCCAACGATGGATATGTACAAGCCGAATTCTTGATGGCCAAAATATTAGAAGAAGGCAAATTCGGTGTTAACAAAGATACAGCAAAAGCACTACCGTATTATGAACATGCGGCAAAGCAAGGGCATATTGACGCGGCATATGAAATGGGTAAGAAATACGACGAAGGTGAACAAGGTAAAGAAGGTGAACCAGCAAAAAATGGAAGAACCGCAAAAAATCCAAATAAAGCTCGAGAATTTTCAAAAATAGTAGTTGATGAAAAAAAAAAGAATAATGGTATTTTTAAGTTTGATTACACTTCAGATAATATCGACAATGCTGGTGAAATTTACAAAAAAATAATTGAACAACAACCCAATGCACGCATGAGCGTAACGAAAGAAAACCCAAAAGTAGAACAAAATACAGAAGAAAACGACGATGAACATGATTTAATAAATACAGCACAAAAAGCAGCAGAGGACTTTCTTGAAGGAGACGATGATGATGATGAACACGATTTAATAACTACAGCACAAAAAGCAGCGGAGGACTTTCTTGAAGGAGGCGATAACGATGATGGTGATGGTGATGGTGATGATGTATCTCAATCTAGTACTTCCGCCACTGCTGCCGTCGCCGCTGCTGCTGCTGCTGCTGCTTCCATTGCTCCCGTTGCTCCCGTTGCTCCCGTTGCTCCCGTTGCTCCCGTTGCTCCCGTTGATTCTGATGATATAGATTACGTGTCAGTGGATGACGATAGTGATGCGTATGAAGCACCGGAAGCACCGGAAGCACCGGCACCGGCAGATAATCAGGGAGACGAGGTGCAAGTAGAATCCGATGACGAAGGTGCTGGTGTGGATTTAAGTAGGTATCGTAGAGTGCCACCCAAACAAAGCGGCCCAGCACCCCTTCCTCCGATGAAGGCTGACGATAAGCGAAATTATCGAAATCATATTAGTAATATCGGCCTTGGAATAAGATTTATAGAAAGACGGCTTGGTAAAACCGGACCAATGTCTGATGTTCGAAGAACCAAAATATATGAAGAAATACGAGATGAAGTAATAAAGATAGAAGAATCTATAGCAACAATAAATGATGAAAAATATGAAATAAGATTCATGGAAATATCATTAGCTGAACATTATAAAAGAGACCTTATAAGTGCTAATACTGATTATCGTGATAATATTAAAAAATACGAGGCATTGAAGCCAAAAATAGAAAAATTTGTATTAAACCATAGAATCGCAAATGGAGAACTTACAATGGACGATAAGGGTGTATTACATTTCTCCGCCCCTGAAGACAAACCCAAACCCGAAGCTAATGTTGGCGGCGGTCGTGGTGGCATTCAAAAAGGAGGACAAAATTTTATCATACCTCATGATTCCGATATATATCGCACGTTTGCCGTAGAGTTAAAACATAAACCAGATGAACTTAAAGAACAACACCCAGAAATATATGAAAAAATAATGAAAGGCATCGAAAGCGGTGAAATAACTCCGAATGGAGATGATAATACGCCGATTGAACCATCTGACAAGTCCAAGCCAGAAGCGTATCACACCTCAAAAGACACGAATATTGTAAGAAACATGTTACGAGGTCTTGCTCATACATCGGCATCGGGAACGGATAAATTAATCGAACAATACAACCAGCTGGTAGATATGTGTCAGCCAGAAACTGCACTGGCACTCATAAAGTCGCAATTAGCATCAAAGAAAATTGCCATGCCACAAACAGCACCGAATGTTGTTGATGATATGGATAAACAGATACTTCAAGCATTAGGTTGGAATAATGGTAAAAATACACTATTATTTAACGCAAAGCTTGAGGTTAAAACAGCAACTCCTACCGCAAATGGCTTATTTTCGAAGTTTTGTTACCATGAACGTATATTCTCAGATTTCATGTTTAAACAATGTCAAACTGACTATAGTTGTATGTTGAATTGGATAATTATCTTTGCGTTTCGATTGGTAACTCATAAGCCTGAAAAATATAAGGACGAAAATATTGTCGAGCTCATTCAAAATCTACACAAAACATTATTCGTGGATATCTTTCGTGGTTCAGGTGACTTTGTTAGCAGATTTGTTTCGGGCGATAAAAATATGACATTTTATGTCGAGAGTGTGAATAAGGTAATGTCAATGCAGGTATTCGACGATGTTACTCTCGGACCGTTGGTTCTCGGTATTAAAGAAGAAATAAAAAATATGTCTGAAACCAGAAAGATTGATTCAAGGGTTCATACGATTAAAAATAGGATTGGAAAAGACACTGTGGGCATGACCCGAAAACGTTCGCAAACCCCTGTTGGGGTCCGTGGCGGCATGACCCGAAAACATAAAATATATACGATATCTCTCAATAAAACGAGACGAGCTAAAACATAATAACAAGCCTTCGGTTCGTGTGTTCAAATGCGTCATGGTAATAATCTTCGAATATTCTCGCGTAATCGAATTGTGTTTTGTATAAAGTTGTCTTGTCGTCGTCGTCGTCGAATCCTTCCGTTCCACTTTCGGCATCGGCCTCGTCGTCCACCCGACCCTCGATAACAGCGTGGGCGTCGGCGTCCTTGGCATGTTTTACAACATAAAGTATCATCTCTTCGTGACTCTTCCACAAATCGACGATACATAATACATCACGAGCGATATCATGCGACGTGTAAGGTTCGTCTCTCGACTGGTATGGCGTATAATAACATTCATCAACCCTCGGGAAGAAAAGTGGCTTCGTTGGCGAGGGCCAGTATTTGATGAGATGATTCTCTCCGAGTGGTTTAATCGTAGCCCTGGAAGTCAGTGCTATAGAATCGCGAACAACCTGAATGACAACATTGTGTTTCGAGAGATTTGTCCGGATGATATCATTAAAATAAGAAGAAGCATTTACGGAAAGAACACAGTCGTCGGCAGTAGTAGTATTCGTGAAAACAACCACGACTTTGGATTGTGAAGTCGGTAGCGGTACTGTGGTTCGCCACACGTCTTTCGACCATTCACGTTCAGGTCGGTCCTGTGTATCATTACGGTGAAGAATCGCTGGATATATCTTTGAATTCAGGCCACGTGCGTTCATCTGGCAATACAGGCTGTGTGTATCTTTCGGAAAGCAGGTGCCGCCAAATCCGCGTCGTCCATCCGGCCCCGGAACTTGAAAATGCGACGTCCCCATTCGTGCGTCTTTTTTGGCTAGTTCAACGACTACGTTATAATCCACTTTCGCCGCACGAGCGAAATCATAGAATTCATTCATCAATCCGACCTTCGCGGAGAGGAAACAATTCTTCATGAGTTTGAGCATTTCGGCTTCACTGGCATCACAAAACACTATGGTGTTCGAATCAATTGACCCGTTTTTATGACTACGATTGATGAGCTTGGTCATACGTCTTTTGAATTCATCTCGTTGAATGTTTGTTAATGTTGCTGCCGATATTAAAGAACTTTCTGTATTTGTAGCAGTTATTGCTGCAGATGCCCCCGTCGGAATACCCACAATCCATTCGTTTGTGCTACGAAAATCATGTTCCCATCTGGCCTCTGTCAAAAATTCTGGCATGAAGTAACATCCGTGTTTGGCCGCGAAACCGACTGGGACGGTGCTACGAATGATTTTGTATGGATTGGAGCATCGAGAGATTGCCTGTTCAAGAATCTTTGTGTAACACGTCCCGTCATGGTTGAGTGGTGTTGGAAGACAGAAAAAAAGGAGGTCGCATTCGCGGTCGATGTCTTCCAATGTAATTCCCAGTGGGTAGCATGCTTCAGGGCGAATATCGTAAATACATATCGAAATTGGTTTGAATAATATACGCTTAAAAAAATGGAGTTGTGGTCGTTGGGGAGTTGAGATGGTGGTTCTTAGTTTGGCTGGTGGTGTTGTCGCCGTCTCCGTCGTCGTAAGAGGAAGTAATCTCTCGAAATCGTCATTTTCAGAGAAATAATTCTTGGCGAATATACGTGTCGCACGTCCAACAAATCCGTTGCCAATAATTCCGATTTTCATCTTCTAATCAATAATAATTCATATCGTTTAATATTGATTTTAGTTACCTATTGATGCTTAGTCTGCTTCGTCTGCTTAGTCTGCTTCGTCTGCTTCGTCTTCCTTATCACTCATTTCGATATTAAACAATTCCACAACAATATCCGTCATATGTTGCATATAGCTCATTTTGCTTCCAAGTCGTGTGCCGATCGAGTCCATAATCGCAACTGTAATGAAGAGACGATAAAGTGAACGCTTGAACATTAATCCGTAATTGTTTAAAATGTAATTAATTTCATAGATTTCCGCCACACCAAAGAACCTAATTTCAGGTGTTGTATAACGAACAAGAACATCAGTTAGCTCACGACGAAGATTATTATATCTCTCAGTATTTTTTACAGGTATTATACTGTTAATGTCCCATTTCAAGTTGGCACTTTCTGATAATTCACAACTCATAATAACATCGATGATTTTATCGTATTTTTGTTGATATATATATTTTGTTGATTTAAACAATATCTCTTGATCATTTCGAGAGAGATGACCAATAATACCGAAATCAAGAATACAAATTTGATGGATGGGGGATGTCGACGCAGACGTGTTTTTAATAAATAGGATATTCCCTGGGTGAAGGTCGCCATGATAAAACGATGTGCAGAATGCCGCCTTCGCATTAAATGACGCCAACACTTTACCAAATTCATCATTATCTTCTGGATCAATATCTGTGATTTTCATACCATGAACATATTCCATTACGATTGCGTCAGGATTAATGTTTTCGGTAAATTCTGGATAAGGTTTCGGTATTTTTACGGTTTCATAATCATGCCAGTGTCGATAATATAACATAATATTCGCGAGCTCTTTCCGAAAATTAACTTGGTCTTTCAAGCAGACAATATTTTGAAGAATAAGGCTCTCGATATTCAATGTTCGTATATAAGGAAAATACCGTGTCAATTTCGCAAAGACAACCAAGTTATTCATAGATGAGGTGAAATTTTTGTTTATGTTTTTACGCAGATATTTGACGACTACTTCTTCGCCCCCGCCGCCGCTTTCGCAGGTGTTATCCTGGGTATTCATCACTCCCTTGAAAATCAACGACATCAGTCCCGATTTTATCGGTTTATAATCATTCAAAATGCGTAACTGCCTATATGGAGAACATTCCGTCGAACGTGTTTCGAGTTCTTTAAGTTCGTTAATGTCGTATTCATCGTCGGTGTATTTAACGTTGTCAGTATATTCGCTAAAAAACTGGTTGAGTTCAGGCGATACGATGTTTCGGTTTGTTGCGAATGCTTGAAATATCTTCACATACATCATGTTCTTGGATGCTAGACGCTTACTCACATCAATAATCGCATTGTTTCGAGACTTCCAACCCACTGCGTATTTAAAATATTCAGTTGCACATATATATCCGGATGAAGCGGTGAACCACAATGCTCGAAAAAAATCGCCAAGAGACATTTTGTAATAATATTCTTTGGTTCGTTCGATATAATCTAAATACTCCTGTTCGTCTTTAACGTTTTGATGTATGCATTGGTCATTATTATCTGCCATATGGTTTTCTTGTGCAATGTATTCATTCAATAAATCATCCATTAGGCCTGTGTGCTGCGTGTTCGTCATGTTGGGTTAATAATTATACGATGATTCGTTCTAAATACATATTATTTTAATGATATAATATGTATGACATTTATACGCTTTACCGAAGCGATTCAATAGCGATTTTCAGACGAAAATATATCTTTTTAATAAGAATTCCAATTGCGTTTTCCATCGCCACCGTGAGTTCAGTGTCTTGATCCGGCTTGAGCTTAAACATATGTAGAACCTGTATTTTAGATACAACCCGTTCGTCCGGCGTGGATTGATAAATGAATTTTTGTATATAAAGAGGATATTCGAGGAGTTTGTATTTCTGGTCATGTAGAATAGAATGACCATTAAAAGGCACGCTTTTACTTGTAAAAATGATTTCCGTGTTTCCGTTGGTTGCGAATCTTTTTGCGACTTTTGTATTCACAAACATATATGTTTTCAAACCACCTAAATCACCGCCGATTTCGCGGAACTTATAAAGAATATGATGTTCACTCGCATCATCGGGGTTGGGTATAATATCAATTGATTCTATAACATCTTTATTGACTTCATATAAGAGATTATTAATATTGATATTGATGAGTCCTAATAAATAAAAGTTCGGGTTATGATAGTTGTATTCCAATGTGAAGAGTTTCATTTCAGTATTTTTACCTAATCTCATATCATTTTGGGTGCATATTGGTCGAAACTGAGCAGATGAAGAAGACGCTGACATTATCTTGCGGTGCGATGCGATGATGACTATTTACTATTATGCTAAATTATTTATATCGGTTTATAGATTTATAAGTCCATGCTTACGGTATTTCTCTCGGAGCGTGGACGTCTCTTTGATTTGTGTGGTATTGAATCCTGTGGAAGTTCGCCTAAAGAACTAACATTCACGACAGTTGGTTCGAGATTGATTTCGTCGTTGGTGCCGTTGGTGCCGCTACCTGTCATACCTGAAAGAATATTCTGGAGTGTAAGGTTTCCTGCCTCCGAATTCGAGGCGGCAGAGTTTGAGCCCATAGGCTGAATGTTAATCGTCTTTGTTTTCAATCGTGACATCATATCCGATACATCCGCGGTGGGTCCTCGCATCTCAGGACGGCGTGTTTTTTGTTCAAGTTGTGGCATCGACATAGGAGTAGGCATCGCCGTTGCCCCTTGACGAATAGGAGGAGGAGGAGCAACCGGGCCTTTTGTTGCGATGGGTGGAGGAGGTGGGCGGTGTTGTGCGTAAGGGGGCGGTTCGTTATTACGACCAAATCCGCCACCGCCGCCACCGCCGCCTATGATATCATTCATGAAATTTCCAAATCCTGAAGCGCCGCCGCCTCTACCTCCAGGTGCACCACCACCACCGCCATTGTTTGACATCGATGAAACTGCCGCTTGCGTAAATTGCTGCATGAGTTCGGGATTTTGGCGCATAATATCATCCATACCAGGAAGCGCTGACTTGAACATCGTATTCGTCATATGAAGCATAATCGCGCTTCCACCCAACTGGAAGAGGAGCTTCAACTCAGGCGACATCTTCGCCTTGGATTTATATTTCTCATGAAGCTCGCCGAAAATCTCATCATATTCGGTTAGGTTCTCATTAACTTGCTCCGACCAGCCATCCAATTTCAAATCAAATGGGTCAAACTTGTTATTCAGAAACTCAAGACCGGTAATACATGCGAGCAACATTTTCCCCTGAAATTTCACACTATTCTGTCTCTCGCGTTCTTCCATTTGCGTATCATACTCACCCTTCATCTCTTGATACGATGAATCCATTGAATAACGTTTTGTAAGTTGAACACCTTTTTGTTCGAGTTCTTCCAATTTACGAAGAAGTTTGAACTTTTCTTTCAACATTTCCTCTTTCGATAGCTGTGGTGTAGGATCCGCATTCGCATCGGGGTCAAGCGGAATATTGTTGAATTTACCATAGCCGTCCCATGTACGATTCTCTGCGTCAGTATTTGATGTGGATTCACCTAAATGAATGCCACCACTATCCACACCGCCATCTGACTTACTTAGATTGAATATTCCGCTCAAAAAACCGCCACCGCCACCGCCACCACCACCACCGTCGCGACCACCGCTATCCGAATCACTACTACGTTTTGGGGCCACATTACTGAGGTCATTCAACTCATTCTCAAGTGCGGTGAGTTCGCTTAAATCAATATCGCCTCCGCCGCTTCCACTTCCTTTGCGGTCGCTATCTTTGAATTTATTATTCATAAGTAACTCTATGCCGCCACCAAAATTACCTCCGCCGCCGCTACTGGATGATTTGCCGCCACTGCCGCCGAAAGTGAATGTTGGCATCGTATCCAACGCTCCTAAATCAATTTCTTCCGCCATTGTAGTTTAGTATGTGATATACTAGAATGTAATCTTTATACTAAATTAGACGAATTCTTTATTATTGAATTTATACCGCACATGCCTGCACCAAATGAACCCGCCATAACCCCTGTAAAAAACAGTCGGCGAGGTCATCCTTCTTTTTATGATTTTCGAAAACAGACATCCATTTTATATAATCTGATTTGTGTTTTCGAGAGATTTCACCGAGCCAACGGCATACAGCGATACCGGATTTTTTGCGGTCGGCGTATGTGGCTGCGTCAATACAAATACCTCCGCCTTCGGCGTTGATGTCTGCGTCGGTATCGCATGCACCAGCACCAGCACCAGCACCATTCAGTGTTTGAGAGATGGGTGTGTCGATGAAGAGTTTCAATTTACATGATGCCGAAATAAACTCGATTTGTGGAACATGTTTCATAATGAAATACTGAGTAATCATCCCTTGAAGCGTCTTCATCCGAGAGGCAAGTGTGCTGATTTGATTTTCGATAATCATCATTTGTATGGGTCCAGTAGATTCAGTTAATATTATGTCTAGATGTTTCATCATATTGCGACCATATGTGATTAAATCGAGGTCATGTGCGTAAGTATAGTTGATTTTTTTGGGTTTAATGCTGACACCGGAGGGTGTTCCGGTGATATAATTAGAATACTTTTGTTCATCAAATGTTTCCATGAAATCTCTCGAGAGTGTTGTTTTGATTTCTTCAATGATGTCGGATTTTCGAATTTTAAGGTTCGTCGCGGCGACGATGGTTTCGAGTTCTATTACGCTTAGTTTTGCCTTAATATCCATGAGTTCGCATAGTTTCTTTTTCAATAAAAGTTCGGGCTTGCGTTTGATAGGTAAAATCTCTCGAGATGGGATTTTATATTTGGATCTATCGGCACATTTCGCACAATACAACGGCGGAACAACCGACGCCGACGCCGACGCCGACGCCGGAAGAAACATCCACTTCGCTAACTTGGTATCATTGTTACATGTTCGTTTTGGAGGAGGCACAGATACTTCTGTATTTATTGAATCCGAGAGATTTGGCTCGAATCGTAAATCGATGACATCCCATCTCTCGATTTGGATATGATGAATAAGTTCTGTAGCCGATAATCCGGTGAATGCGACAGAGTCAGAGATATGAAACACACAGTATGCTAGATTTTTCATACCAACGTCAAAACTTATGATTCGCATTCTCTCGTTGTCGGACGGCCACTGTAACTTGTAATATTGAATATACAAACATTACAAATAAGGGTTTATTATGATTTCATCGCGTGGTGAAAATTACTGGCTCTGTTTCTGCTGACGCTGAAAAGCGAGAACTTGCTCTTGTGTGATTTCAGGCGCAACCATGCGTGACTGAAGTGCTTCTCTCGAGAGATAGACATCCTTGAGGTCACTTTGGACATAACCGAATGGTTCTCTCGTATCCATAACCGATGAATACATGAACGGAACATTACGATGGTTGTCTTGCTCATACGGATTCACTTCAAATGAACCATGACCGCTCGCATTAACGGCGTCAACACGGTTAATATTCATGATTTGGTCGGCATTTGTCGTTAAATAACGACGATAATCCCAGTTTGTGGTTATACCTTGAGAACGGCGTATAGATTCATTGACAGCGTTGCCGGGTTGCCAACCAGAGAAATTACGACCGTCGTTCATGAGTGGTGGAAAATCGAAATAAACATTATGACTCGAACTGTAATTCTTGGCCCAATGAGGTTGTGAATGCGACATTATTATGTATATTATGAGAATAAAAAAACGATTTTACTGTTGTAATTGTTTGATCGCATAGATTAACTCCGACTTTTTGAGTTTTTGGATTTCGGCGTGTTTTTCAGGTTGGTTTTTGCATAATTCCTTAAGAAGATGCTTGAGGTCAGGGACTGACATTGCCGAAAGAGGAACAGCGGCTGGAGCGGCGGGAGCGGTTTGAGTGTATTGTTCTGGTTGTGTAGTAGTTGCGATTACAGATTCAACAACGTCTTCTAAATCATTATCGTCGGGTAAAGGTGTCATTTGTGCCTTCTTATACAACAATGAAAGAACATCGACTGGTTTAGATGTTACTTCGCACTTATTGCTAGAGTCAGGTTCTTGCAATGTTCCTAAATCTACTGTGATTGTTTTTACCTGACTTATACTTTCATCATGGATTTCAATATTGTCACTATGTCTCACATCAACATTGATAACGTCATCGTTGTCGCTGCTACTGCTCTCAAGTTCGCACCCATCGTCATTCCGGTCGTCGCTGCTATCACTGCTTTCGTCGCTCTCGCTGTCGTGGTCGTTCTCGCTATCGCTGTCGTTGTCGTTGTCGTTGTCGCTGTCATTCACAGTTGTATTCTCACTATCCGAAGATATTTCAATTAAGTTATTCGTTCGTTTATTTTGAAAAAGAGCAGTATCTAAATGAATCGTGTGTGGTTCATGATAAGCAATGGGTTTATCATCCTCGGATTGTTTTTCATTAGCATATTCAAGTATAATACTTCCTTGAGGAAATGCGTTATCTGGGCCATTATAATTTGTTGATGACATTTTATATAAACGATGAATATCAGATGATGATTCTTCTATATATTGCTGTAAAATCATGGCTTGTTCGCGATGGGATTGTTCTAAAACCGTCAATCGAATCTTCATATATTGAAATATACCATATACAAGTAATGAACAAACCGCTAAACTAACGATGATTGTTAAAATACTTAACTCACCCATCTCTCAACGCTTGCGATATATAATATAATACTCGGCGATGTTATATTCTATAAACAAACGATTATATTGTTTTCAGCCAAAAATATTCCCTTTAAAATCGTGAAATTCTAATAATCCGTTAAATCCCAAAAGTCCGTGGCTAGGAAGGACCGAAGGTCCGTGTTGAACACTTTTCAGCCAAAAATATTCCCTTTAAAATCGTGAAATTCTAATAATCCGTTAAATCCCAAAAGTCCGTGGCTAGGAAGGACCGAAGGTCCGTGTTGAACACTTTTCAGCCAAAAATATTCCGTTTGAATTTAGAAAAAAATAACACCATATATCATCATATTTTTATACGTAATACCTGAAATGCTGACTTGCGAAAAATGTTGCGTAAATACGCAACAAATGGCAACATGCCCCAACCATGTCCTTTTTCGCATTTTGCGTAGAACTTTTGAAACACAAATTTTCATGATTTGTGACTGACCAGTCACAACTTTTTTCAATCCAACGAAAATTTTGTGACGATAATTTTTTCGACCTTTCGTCCGACCCCCCTCCGCGTCCGCCGACGGGCGGTTTTTTGTCGTCCATATATATACCTCCCCCATTTAGGCAGCATTTTACGCAAGACTGAAAAACGCATTATGTATTACTGTGATACATGTGACATCAAAACCAATAACAAATTTGATTATAATCGTCATCTTTTATCGTCAAAGCATCAACGGTTATGTTCCGAGAACGCCAAATGTAAAAATTACATTCACAGTCTCATTTCGGTGGGTAGCGGCGGTTCGGCCGCGGAAAGCATCCCAAAAAAACCGACATCAAATAATTATGACAATTCATACCCCCAAAAAACACCCATCAAAAAAGTGGTCCAAATTAACCTCCATGAAGAGGACGACCAAAAAAATGTGATCTATGACGAAGGTTCAAATAGTGATGCTGAAAGTGGGGAGGATACGGACGAAACCGGAGGTCACGTGACCAATACAGCATCGGGAGGTCACGTGACCAACTCTGTAGTTTCGGCCTATGAATGTAAATATTGTCGCCGGCCTTATATAAACCGAACGGGATTATGGCGACATAATAAGAAATATGGGGTATCGTGTATTACAAACTCGATGGATGTTAGCAAAATAGAAAGCACTGCCGAATTGAAGAATGTTATCAATACGATGATGAATATGAATAATGAATTCAAAACTCAGATGATGGAGATGTATAAAACAAGTATGACGGCGATGACAACCACGGCATCCACGAATATTACGAATAACAATAATACGAATACGAATACCAGTAATATGACGAATTGCTATAATCAAACATACAATATGCAGTTTTTCTTGAATGAGAAGTGTAAAGATGCGATGAATATGAAGGATTTTGTGAATTCGATTCAACTGAATACGGACGACCTTGAAAATGTGGGAAAACTCGGGTATGTTGAAGGGATGTCGAATATACTTATAACAAATCTGAATAAAACCGAACTACATAAACGGCCAGTCCATTGTAGTGACGTCAAACGAGAGACGCTATATGTAAAAGATGCGGATAAATGGGAATGTGATGGACCAGACTATCAAAAAATGACGAATGCTGTATTGGCAGTTGAACATAAGAATGTCAAGCTCATGGGAGAATGGGCGGCACAACATCCGAAATGTATGATGAGTCATACCAAAGATAACGAACAATATTTCAAACTATCGAAAATTGTAACAGATGGTGCACAAGATGGAAATATATCGAAGGTCATAAAAAAAGTTGCGAAATGTGTAGCGTTAGATAAAACAAACTTGGTGTGTTCGAATACGGCATAAACATAAATTCATGTTTATGTCGTAGTGAAATGAATGAAATGAATGGAGCCGAAATGAATGGAACCGAAATGAATGGAGCCGAAATGAATGGAACCGAAATGAATGGAGCCGAAATGAATGAAATCATCACGCTTTTTGCCAACTTCATCAATTATTTGAATGTATCCTGTTACGAATATCATTTTACATACACACACCAACTGGCTCGTTTGACCTTGAATATGATATTCAATGAAGTGTCGAAAACACTTTACCACCCCCCAACACTTGAACAATGTGTTACTTTTTACAAAAACGTTCGTATTCTTGAAAAAGTTAGCGTGACAGACGACCCTGATTATATTACATATAAGCGATTATTGCGAAGGCAAATCGCGGCACTAACCCCTATAGTTAGTTCTGAATAATCATGTTCGCACTTTCCACAATTTCGGTAGGATAATTCAGTTCGCGTAATACTTTTAAACCACCTTTAATGGTTGATATTCCTTCAGCAATCTTATATAAATACTTTCCGGTATCGGCACAGACTGACATATGAAGATTGGCTATGCCCCCTGCATTCTTCTTTTCAAGAAGCCGACACAGTTCGATATAATGCGTGGTAAGAATGAGGTCAACCTTCGGGTTTTTCGATATATAGTCGATATATCCATATGCTGCTGCTACTGCCTCATACGGATTCGTTCCAGAATAAAGCTCATCAAATATACAGAAATGCCGCTTTGATGGATTATCAATGATACAGCGTAATATTTCCATACATCGTCTAGATTCAGCTTGAAATAGACTGTCGCGTCCAGATGTATCTGGAATATTGAGGTAACAATGAAGATAGTCGTATGGGTTGATTTCGGCATTTTGGTAAAATCCAAAACCGAGTTGCTGAGAGATGATGATATTGAATAGCGTGGATTTGATTACTGTTGTTTTCCCTGCCGCGTTGGGGCCTGTTATAATCAGCTGTTTATCAAGGACCACGTCATTCGTCACAACCTGTTCTGCATGATGTTCTTTTAGTGGTGCATATACTTGACCGAAGAGTTTCGTGATACCACTGCTACGTTGTTTCGTAGGTGGAAGCGGTGTCTCGGCATCGTCTTTAGTGTCGTCTTTAGTGTCGTCTTTAGTGTCGTCTTTAGTGTCGTTCTCTGTGTTGGAAACCGCTTCCGCTTCCGCCTCCGCCTCCGCCTCTCGAACAAACAAGCATTTATGAATCATGCCTTCGATAACAAAAGAGCGGCATGTGGTCAAATGTTCCATATATGCATTAAAACCGAAACTGTATTCTAGTAACTCATTCAAATCAGACTGTGAAAAGAGAGAATAATAATTCTTCATCACGTATCCGATTTGAAAGAACTTACTCACGCTGACAGAAAATGGCGAAATATCGTTAAGTGCAGTCGTGACTTCTTCCAGCAATCTATATCTCTCGGCGAGTTCCTCTCGGAAAGGTTCATAGGTCGAGAGATGATACGTCTGAATAAGTTGAATCATGTAGTTCATATTTACTCCCGTTGCGGTCAAATATCCTTTGATGGTATGTATATGTTTATGAACCAATTTGATGTTATTGTAAAATCGCACACACGCCATAATGTTCTGGTAAATTTGAATGAAGTAAAACACCACCGACATCAAAATATACATTTTTTGCTCTACATTCACGCTTTCAAATTGTGTAAAGAATTTACCGACGGAATGTTGGCTTATAATCTGCTTTAATATTTCTACATATTCGGATAAAGATACACTTAAACCGCGCATCAAAAGAATGAAAAACGGTATAATCAATACGATTAAAGGGGTGAGAAGTGCGATGACCGGTGATGAAATATTGTAAAGGCTCAAAAATTGGAGAAACGACGAAGATGTGTTTAGTTTTGATAGGAAGGGGGTCTCAACATAACTGAATTTCTCTTTGAAATCGTGGAGTTTGCCCGTTCCGCGAAAGTCAGTCCATGTATCTTTCATTGTTGAAAATGCTTCAACGCAACCGGCATGGTCAGTGTTTTGTGCGATACAGCGTTCCAAGAGTTCATTGTCGAACATTTCGAGTAAAGTCTGGGTGTGTTTTAAGTATTCAATGTCAGTCGTGTAATACTTACTCCATATGGGTAGATGTTCGGTGCCATAAACGGATGACGGCGAAAATAAATAATGGTAGAGGCCTTTCACCGCGTCGCCTGCCTCGACGTCACCAGAGCCAAGTTTTGGTTTGACTTGAAGCATTTCGAGGTCTTCAACAATCGACAAAGGTAATTCATGTAGTTTATCTGGATTTGTATAAGATATTGGATGTTTGAAGTTATTTATCGGTTTATCGAGCTTCTTATCTCTATTTTCATTATGTGATGGATTAGTGATACCTCCTAAATGTTCAAATAATAGTGCTTTTACTTGTTCAGGCTCGCGTGGAATTTCGCCAACTGATTCACGAACATCTGTCAGTAAAGAACATACGCTAAAAGAACAACTCATTATTATATTGTTGTGTGATAACAATATAATAAATCAAACTCACCTGCCTAACCATGATACACCGCCGCCTACGGCTACAATAAACAATTTTTATCAAGAATTGCCATCACGTTTTCAGGGGTGTAAAACATGTAACCATTTTCACTTACATCATATTTTCCCTTTGTAAATGTTTGTAAAATATCGAGAACCTCTTCTCGAGTATTATAAATCACGGCTTTATCTTTGAGAATCAATAGATGCTCTCGGTCAATAGAACCACCGTAGGTGATTACCGGTTTCTTACATATAGAAAATTCGCCACACGTCAGTCCAAATGTTTCACCATCTACTCTGGCGTGAACTAATGCATCACATGTGTTTATAAATTTGCGCTTGAATATCATATCTGTAGTTCCAGGCAAGTGAATTATATTTTTATGCTGATAAAATGGATGAGTATTCATAAATAAAAAATAGACATCGTCTCTGGTTTGAACAATATTTCGAATAGCTTCATGAACATATCGAATATCAAAGGTTTCTTTCCCTCCGTATCTCCCGAATACAATCGCGTGTTCCGGTATGCTTAACTCTGACCGGAGATTTTCATCACAATCCGGTAATCTAACAATGTGCGGTGTAACCGGATAGTTTTTACCGAAACGTTGATTGATTGTTTCGCCAATAGGGGTATATACTTGACCGTGTGGCTGGGTGATATTAAACACGCAATGATTGATATTAATGCAGTGATTGGAAAATAATCCATCGTTTTGCCCTGCTTTAATGATGAAGAGATGCGTGATTTTATGTTCTAATACGATTTTATCAATATCAGGTTGCGAGTTGTAATAAAATACATCAAACCTTTCCTTGAATTTATCGTATGCTTGTTTATCAACGTCAAACTCATGCTTAATTCGTTCGTAATCGCGTGTAATCATCACACTTTTATTTCCAAGAAGTGTCTCGTTATAATGAGCGTAATCATAGATTGCGACTTCTGTGCCCCGCAATGTTAGCTTGTTTGATAAAAAAGCGACAGTTTTCATGTTTGTTTTATAGTGTAATACATTATGTCTTTATATTGAATAATGTATTATAACACGCTATTCAGTGTGTGTCTGCTAGCTAGCTAGCTAAATCCCTTCCATGAAATTCACAGGCAACTCCGTAATCGACGTATCATAATACGATTCTATCTCTTTCTTGATGCGCATATCGCGACGAGTAATAAAGTTGATAGCAACTCCTTTACGTCCCCAACGCCCTGAACGACCAATACGGTGAAGATATATATGAACATCTTGCGGCATATCAAAATTGATAACGGTGCTGACTTGCTGAATATCGATACCGCGTGCAGTGACATTCGATGAAATAAGCACCCGATGAAGACCTGCCTTGAACTCTTGATACGCCTTCTCTCGATCGCGATTATCGCCTTTCTCCATACCACTGTGGATACAGCATACAGGAAATCCATCGAAAAGCATCGCCTCATGAAGGTCGGCCACACGCTTGGTTGAATTACAGAAAATTATACACTGAGATACAGAAATCGTCTTAAACAGGTCTTTCAACGTCAAGTATTTTTGAACATCGTCATCGAGTGCTACATAATGCTGTTGAATACCTTCCAATGTAAGCTGTTCGGCTTTTACCTGAATATTTACAGGATTTCGCATGAATTTCTCAGTCAAGTTATACAACTCTGTAGGCATTGTAGCACTGAATAATACAACCTGAATTTCTGATGGCATGTATTGAAAAATATTGTAGATTTGGTCGTTGAAACCGGCGGAAAGCATCTCATCTGCTTCATCAAGAACGAGCATATGAATATGCGAGCTTTGAATATGATTGCGACGGATCATGTCGAATACACGACCTGGGCACCCCACAATAATATGTGGGACCGATTTTCGAAGTTCCGCCGCATCCTCCGATGTAGAAGTCCCGCCCACAAGAAGGCGTATATGAAGCCCTGACATCATCGCAGATAGACCAAGGATTACATCATAGATTTGCCGTGCGAGTTCGCGTGTTGGTGCTAGAATGAGAATTTGCGTTGACGCCTTGCTTATATCTACACTCTGTAATGCTGCCACGGTGAATGCACCGGTCTTCCCTGTACCTGATTGGGCCTGTGCAATTACATCACGACGATGAATAATCGACATGATTGATTTTTGTTGAATATTGCTCGGTTTTTCGAAACCATATGCGTATATACCTCGAAGAAGGTCGGGTGAAATTTCGGAAACATCTTCCCATACTTTAAATTCAGGGTGAGAGTCGGAGGCTGACATGGAGCCATTATCGGCACCAGTAGAAGCAGAACTAGGGGTTTCATCGTGATTTGACATTGTAATAACGAATGTGTCTAATAATGATAGTAAAATATATTTAAGCTGATTATATTCAATTCGCTCATCATAACGCATGATGTTCTGAACCGGCGTATAAAATTGATATAAAACTTTACTATGCAGTATTATAGGCATCACTCGTTACAATCGCAAACGAACCATGGCAAAAATAACGCATCGTTACGACCTTCCGGATTATGCCGCTTTTATGAATATGGGATTTGAATTGAAATTACCCGACGATGTTATCAAATCAGTATCTGGGTTGGCCGATTTAGTCGGTGCTCCAACGTATATCAAGACACCCGTGTTTCCTGTGCGTGATCCAAGTGAGTTTCGTTCAGGTTCGCTTCATAGTGGCACTGGCGGGTATCACATCGCTGGTAGTAGTGCAAATACATTTCAGAGTAGATTCGGTTCCGCAGGCGGCGGTGGTGGAGTAGAAGCATCTGGTTTTGATATGCGAACTCATACAATAACGCGTCAAACTGGTTCTTCGTCACGAAATCAACAAATCCCGAATAGCGAATGGGACACGATTTTGTCATTTCAGAAGACAGAGATGAAGAAGAAGGAGGGAATCGAACTTAGTATTGATAATATTCGGTCGTTCCTCAACAAGCTCACCGATAAAACATACACGACGATGCTTGCCAATATTTTGAAAGAAATCGCGAGTTTATTTGAAGCGTGTAAGAATGACACATCAGAAGAGCACAATACCGAAACGGTAATGAATCGTGTTGCTTCTTCTATCTTTGCCACAGCGAGTTCGAACGCATTCTACTCGGAGATATATGCACGTTTGTTTCAGGATTTGATGGCGAAAGAGCATGAAACTGACCACGCCGAATACGCAGTGTTTCGCAACGTATTCGAAAATAATTTAGCATCATTCATGTCGTTATTTGATTCGATTGAGTATTGCGACCCGAAGAAGAATTATGACAAGTTTTGTGATATTAATAAGGCGAATGAAAAGCGAAAAGCGATGTCGCTCTTTATTGTGAATCTCATGAAAATCGGAATCGTTGAAAAGTCGCAAGTCCTCGCACTGATGAAGCAAATCCAAGAACTCATGTATTCAAATATACGTCAAGAAGGAAAGACGAACGAAGTGGATGAGCTGGCCGAAAACCTCTTTATTATGGTGAAACATGGCCATACAGCATTAAAGGATATCGATGTATTTGCTACGCGTGTCGAGCAAATCACCGAGATTTCAAAGATGAAAATAAAGAGCAAACCCAGCATTACAAATAAGACAATATTCAAGCATTTGGATATGTTGGATGAGATTTCTGGAAAAGCGAAGAAATAGAAAAGAAAAGATATATAGAGTGCTGTGTATATAATACATAAACAACCCTCAATCACACACCACCACCACACCACACTACCTTCATCATCACATAGACACCACATGTTGTCTTTGACAGGAACAGATAAGAAACCAAAAATAAAAATCGTCGTGTCATTCACTACGAGTCCAACACGAATCAACAAATGTTCGCAGATGATCCATAGTATATTAGACCAAACACGAAAACCTGATTTATTTTTATTGAATATTCCTGAAGTGTTTGCGAGAACGGGCGAATCTTATATTGTGCCGAAATACATTCGTAAATCTCTCACCGTGAATAAGATAAGCACGGATTATGGTCCTGCTACAAAGATTCTACCCACGGTCATGTATTTACAAGACTCTGGTCAATACGACCCTGAAAATACACGAATCATTTATTTGGACGATGACATTTCTTATCCCAAGCGAATGATTGAGGCATACGAGCAAATGATACCGCCGAACGACCATAATGTATGGACATCAACTGGCTTCGATTTTGTCAATATGTCGCTGAACGGTAAGCGCGGACATCGAGACAGCGCGACCATCGCAGAAGGGTATGGTTCTGTTTGTGTGAAATTAAATACATTTGGCGTTGATTTCGTCGAGTATATGACGCGATACACCGCGATTGACAATCAAATATGTCGTCTCTCGGATGATGTAATCTTAAGCAACTATTATCATCGACGAAATGTTGGAATTACCATTATGAATATTACCGGGTTGCTTTCGATAAATGATATTTGGGATGAGAAGAAGATTCTTGAGTATGGAAATGAGTCCGACGCACTACACTTGGGTGCAGGTGGAACATCAGACAATAATGTTGATAGATACAAGCGTGTTATTACGGCTCTCAATAAAAATAAAGAACGTTGCTTTAAATTATCGTTTATTACGACAGAAAAAGATGCTTCAAGTGGAGTCATCCGGAATACACTCGTATATCGATGAGTCGTCATCGTCGCGTTCGTTCGGCAACTCAGTAATTATTATTTGTATACATATAATAATTACATTTCATTTCATTACATTACATTTCATTACATTTCATTACATTATGGTAAAGTCAAAACTCAACGCCAATATCAACTACCATGAATACTCGCATTTAGAAGAAGAAGATTTTAATTACAACACACCATTATTCCAAGTCCAGTTATTACGCGACCCCCAAAAGGTCGTGATAGGTGTTGGCCAACTGAACTATCATTTCGCGAAACGCTATAATGTGGTATATGTTCCTGTCTATTTATTTAATACTGAAATGGAATTCATGAAGCAAATCGGTGTGTATGAAATGCCATCCGGACAAATAAAAATGGACGAATCAGGTGATTTGGATGTCAAACGTTTAACGCCGTTATTATACGGATTTGTAAATACGGAGTTATTGCGTAAATCGCGTGCGAAGTCGGTAGCAGGGGTGGCGACCGAAGCGGATAAAACCGTTCCGAAGAAGCGTGCGACTGAAATCAACGAAATCAAGAAATCTCTCGGAAAAGAGCCAGTAAAACCGAAGCAACCGCCTACCATTCCAACAAATGAACATGATATCGATGGAGATGACACGGACGATGCCGATGCCGGCCACGACGCTGCCATGGTATTCGGACTCGACGCACGACAAACTCATCTATTATCTGGTGCGTCCATCCTGCCACTTCAAACAAAGGAACAATCCGAATTGGAGAGAAAACAGTATAAGCCAAATCCGACCACCGACACATGGATACAAAAGTATCTTCGCAATAAGTATTTTAATTTTATAGACAACGAAGGCGGTAGTGATGCGATTTTTGCGGTCATTCGCGACGCTCTTCTTACCCAAGGCCGCACAACGACCATACTTGAACTTCGAAAGCAGATTGCAGAAGAAGTTAGCGATGAGGTATTTCGTGCATATCGAGAGAAGTTTGCGATGTATCATAATCTCTCAAAAACACAATTCAGAGAGTCAAAAGAGTTGGTGAATAATTACAACGACATAAAACGCAGGATATCTGCGATTCATGACCGTGCACAACAACAACTTATGATTGCCAACGCGAAGAAATTGGTTATCGAGCATAATCACAAGCATGATGAAATGAAATATACGAAATTGTTGGGGGGTAATTATGATTACATGCGTGATGTTCGTTCTCTCGACCATCTGAAACAGCGAATGATGACGTCGGTCTATTGGCCAGATGGATGGGCCATTTCCACGCTCGAGCGTGTATTAAATATGAAGTTTATTCTATTTTCGAGAGATGCATATGAGTCAGGCGACATTGACCATGTTCTTCAGTGTGACAACGGTGTTTCGGTGGATGAGTCAATTGACCCCGCCATTCGAAAGAGTGGTGTATTTGAGCCTACGGCTTATATTTTAATAGGGAAAACCGGTTCTAATGCATCGGGTGCGTCAGGTGCAGTGGGTGCGATGAGCGGGGGTCGTGGCCGTTCGCCACGTAAGCACGATACACAACTTTCAAGGGCAGCTGCGACCTACCAGCTTATTACCTATAAGACCCACGGAGTTCTCTCATTTTCCGAATTGCCTTATGATATTAAATTACTGGTCACGACAAAATGTCTGGAAACACAATCCGGTGCATTTTGCCTGATTCCGCAGTTTAAACTATTTCAGCGCGAACTTGGAATTCGTGTCGACAATATACCAAACGAGAGCTTAGATGACCTTATCGAAGAGGTTAGCGGCACACGAAATGCCGCGAATTTATATACACCAGATATTGTATTCCAGTTCTATTCGAACTCGAACCCGAATGCTCTGCCAGGGTTGGGCGCGGGAGAGAAAATACCTGAGACCGAGAAAATTCATTTTCACAGATTGGCGACGTTTGATAACTGGCGGCGTAAATTGGCAAATACATGGAATGAGCCGTTTATGCTGGATAACCATACATGGCAGAGTGTAGAGCATTATTATCAAGCCAGTAAATTTAAAAACAACAACCGAGAGTTTTATTTGAAATTCTCTCTTGATTCGCGCTCACAATTATCGGCTGACCCTCTTTTAGCAAAAGCTGCTGGCAGCAAAAGCGGAAAACTAAACCATACAACGATTATTCGTCCATCACGGATTACGATTGACCCCGATTTTTTCAATCATGGACGAAGCGAAAGAGAGATGGAGAATGCTACATTCGCGAAATTCTCTCAGAATAAGAATCTGAAAGATATGTTGTTGGCAACTCGGAATGCGAAGTTGGTTCATTATCTGCGTGGTGCACCTCCTGAAATCTATCATCATTTGATGCGTGTTCGTCATAAATTGCGAACGGGGAGTGGAATGTAGTTTAGTGCTAACACACGCTGAAATAGGATGTAAATAATCCCTGTAATACCGCAAAAATAAGCATAATCACAATAATACGCACCCAATCAGTTTGAGATGGATTTGTAAAATGAATACCGGCGACATTCGCAGTACCATTTACGACGCTACTACCTTTGGTGTTGATAGCATGGCCTTCATGATATTTACCAATATTGTAATGAATTACGTTTTCAATAACATTCAATACAATAAATATCATGAATGAAAATGCGAAAATATGTAGCGTTCCCGGCTTGAAATATTTCTTAATAATGAGTTCAAACATTTGTATTATTATTATTATTATACCGTGATATAATAATACTGAGATGTGGATAGAAGACGAATTAAAACGCGACGCAGAACAGATCCAACACTCGATACACGCTGTATCCCGCGGCTATACTCCCAAGAACGCAGGACGCACACATATGAGAGAAAACAAAGAAAATACGCGGCGATTTTTTATGAATTTTTACGACTTGATACGACGGGCAGAGTATGATATATACAAGCAGTTTTCGTTATTAAATGATGATTCTCGAATAAGCAATGATTTAACCTATGACATGAATGAGGTTCGAAATTCGTCGAATGACCTTCCGCACCCGCGACTATTATCGGAGTTGAAACAAGAATACGACAGAGGCAAGCGATTCAACAACGACGACGACGACGACGACGACGACGACGAAACGTCAAAACACCGTTATATTCCTTACCAGATTTATTGCTATATTCGCGAAAAATCGGAATACTGTATTCGATTTCAACACACGATTCGAGGCCGGTTATTTACACTATATTTTATAACATTTCCGGAGTCAAATGTATCTGTTTGTAAGAAGATAAATAAGACGTGTGCCGCCGAAATTGCGGTCTATCAAACCTATGCATATAAGGTTTTCATATGGCTCTCGATTGTGATGGGAATGTCGGACGTCGAATGTTCCGAAAAATTGGACATCTATTTTTATATGACACCATTTAAGAAGCTGCGGCCGTCTTCGTCCTCCACTGGAAGTGTCCGTAAGCACGCTATTCTCTCGGCGATCCATGTGAATACCGGTCTAACTCGAAATTGCGAGAGACATGGCGAAATTGTTGTATATCGTTCGGAAGAATGGTTCAAGGTATTTATTCATGAGTCTATCCACAATTTCAATATTGATTTTATCGACTCAGACTTGCGTGGTGCAAATGAACGACTGCGTGAATCATTTTGTATTCCGCATGATGATATTCTCCTGTTTGAAGCATATACAGAATCATGGGCACGTATTATCAATATTATGATTCTAACGTATTTTTCAGGAACTGAAAACGACCGCGTGAAATTTATACGGATTGTTCGAGAGAAGCTGACAGACAACGCATTTTTTCATTTGTATCAGATGGTAAAGGCATTAGATGTCATGGATTTGAAATACGCACAGATCACGGTTTTAACACCGGAAAATATAAATGTGTGTCGAAAACGATACGCGGAAGATACGAATGTTTATGCTTATTATATTTTTGGGGGAATTCTCTCAGCGTATGCTCTTCCATTTATATGTTGGTGCTGTGACCATAACGCGTCATCGGTGATTCGTTTCAAACAAACAGACAAGAATCTCTCCGATTTTACAGATTTGATTTGTAATGCGTCGAGAGATTCGAGAATGGTGGATATTATCGAGTATATTGAAAAAGCGTCGACGGTGTCGGGGACAGTGTCGGCCGTGCTTAAAAAAACGATGCGAATGACATTAGAATAACGACACATATTTAGTATTTGAATACCGCAAAATTGAATATAAATCGATATTATATTATAGTATATATCGTGGTCAAACGTTATTATGTCAACTCGTCGTCCTGTTCCTCAAACCTCTGTTGGAAAATTGGTATCTCTCACAATAGATAACCCTCAATATTATACTTCATCGACCATTCCTGTTGCTGCGGCAAGGATGTCATCGCCTCCACCGCCTCTTCTTCCGATAACGAGTGTGAGCACGAACCAAGAAAATAATAACAACACTGCCGACGCGGAGGAAAAGACGATGCTTTGGCGCAACATTGCCACGTTGTTTGCACAATACGATAATCTCGAAGGCACGGTTCATGAGCATCATGAATCATTAAAACGTCGGTCGGATGATATCTATGGCGATTTGAAGGGAATGTGGTGTGAGGTTGAAGATATTCAAAAAAATGTGAGTGAGAACAATACCTTATCAAGGCATGTTCGAAAATTAAGGAAATACGTGAATAGTAAGTGTGAAAAGTTGAAGGAGGACATCAGTTACGGAACATCAAGTGCTGATAACGAGATATTTGCTTACATTGATACAATTCGAGAGAATTTTAATACAAAAATAGAGAATTTACAATATGAAAACACGCAACGTGAGCAAGAATTGAGAGACCTGAATGATACATACTATCGTGATTACGAGATGTTTGTTCGACGGGAAAATGAGTTGATGGCGAAGTTGGATGAAGCGGTAAAGATGAATGAGGTTCTGAATTCACGACTCAAACATTTTGAAGATTCGATGATGCGACAAATGATGAGCGTGCGCAACGAGTTACGTGATGAAATGGTTCAACGTAATATCAACGTTGCTGGTGATTTGCGTCAGGAATTTACTCATGCGATTACGAGGGAATTGGAGAGTGAGAGCAAAACGAATACACAACTTGTTCAAAGCGTGAACGATGAACTCGTTGAACTCGTTACTCGTTCAAATGAGTATCATTCACACAGATATTTTGGAATGGTTGAAGACATGAAGCAGATTCGAGAGAATAGCGAAACACTAAGGAAGAGTATCGGAATGGTGGATGCCGAATTATCCGACGTGAAAGAAACCGTTGAACATCTTACCGATGAACTTGGACAGAATACGACCGATGTTTGTAACCTCCAAGAAGATTTAGGTGATTTGAAGGACGATATGTATCGCGAGATGGACCGTGATTATTATGATTTGAAGGATTACGTCAAGCGTCAGAGCAACCGGCACGAGAAAAAGTTCCATCCTCGTGAGCACCGTTTAGAAGACGAGAATACAAATGCAGTTCAACTTATTGCTACTGAATATGCGGAACAACAACAACAGCCAGAGCAACAGCAACAGCCGCCACGCCAAGAATACGAAGAACACGTGATTATTATCGATGAAAACACGTTTCGTTCCGATGATGATGATGATGACGAACATGTATTCGCACCACAGGTATAAAATCATAGCACTGCTTCGTCGTGTGGGGGGCGCAACCCCATAAAATTGAATGAAAAATATTTTTTTATGTTAAGTGCGTGTTTGACTTTACATAAAGAGAATGGGTGTTCGAAGTTTGAATCGATTTATACAGCACAAATGCCCAAACGCATCGTTACGGGTTCATTTAAGCGAATTATCAGGAAAACGTATCGCTGTGGATACAAGTATATATATGTATCGGTATTCGGGTGAAGGAGCATTATTAGAAAATATGTATTTGATGGCGTCTGTGTTTCGACACTACAATATTCACGCAGTTTTCGTGTTTGATGGACCACCCCCACCAGAAAAAACAGAAATTATCGAAATACGCAAAAAAAAGAAGGACCAGGCAAAAAAACAATATGATGCACTTATGAAAATAGCGAAAGAACGGAATGACACGTCTGGTTGTGAGATTACAACCACCGAGCTGGATGATATTGAAGAAACGATGCGTGAGCTCAAAAAACAATTCGTTCGACTGCGTGACTGTGATGTGAGTAGTGTAAAAGAGCTGCTTGTAAGTTTCGGGTTCGCGACGATTGACGCAGAAGGCGAAGCCGACACATTATGTGCGAAACTATCCATTCGCAAACGTGTCGACGCATGTATGAGCGATGACACGGACATGTTTGTTTATGGATGCCCAGTTATATTGCGGAATGTAAGTCTATTGAATCATTCGGTCATTCGTTATGATACGTGCGATGTTCTGAAAACGCTGGGTTTGACGCAACAAGAGTTCAAAATGATGTGTGTAGTGAGTGGAACCGATTATTCACATCATTCTGAGCAAGCATCATCAGCATCTGGAACTTCGGCGTTTGTATCACCGGACTCGGTGTTCAAGAAAATAACAAAATTCAAATCGTTGTCTTCAAAAGAAATTCAAAAATATCATGAGAGTGGTGGCGGATTTTATGACTGGTATTCTGAAGAAATCACAAAAACGAACGCGAAAAAAAATGACAAGAGACCGCCACAACTCGACGCATCAGGTAATACCACCACCGGCACAATAACATATTTAACGAATGAAGCGATGTTCGATATTTCGTCGAATACATCCACTGGAGGAACCAACAATCATGGATACAAACAATTGGTCGTTTTAAATCGTGACGATATACACCGAAAACGCATCATCGAAATCATGATGAAAGAAGACTTCATATTTATCGAACCATCCCCAACCGACGAGGTAATTATCAAAACGCTTTCATCTGGGAATGGGTCGTTGTCATCGTCACCGGTATATGGAATCAACCAAATCCCTGAAGAAAAACACGCGAATGTTATCGCATCACAAGTGTATGGAATCAATGTATCGTCATTTCAAGAACTTCACAAGTTTCATAAGAAAAAGAAGCGATAAACAATAAGTATTTCAATTCATGTAAGTAAAAGGCAAATGAATCCAACGCATGTTGTCGTTGTATTCATTTTTTGTTTTTTGTTTGGACGACCATGTTTATTTATTTATTTAGGCCTTGACAGCACCACCAGCAGCGGCAGCGGCGGGAGCAGCGGATGACTTGGCAAAGTGAGCGGCCATATACTTCTGGAGATTGAAGTAGGTAAGCTCCTCACCCTTCTTCAGCTTCAACAGCTTGAGAAGCTTAGCATCGGGGTTAATCTTACGACCATTGTCCTTATCCTGAAGCTTCTGGTTGCGGATGTAAGCATTCACCTCACGAGTCACCTCGGTGCGAGCAAGAACGCTACCCTCGGGCTTTCCAAGGAAGGCAGCGAGCTCGTTGGAAATCAAGGTGGGCTTGACAAAACCAGAAGGAGCACGGTTGGCACTGGTCTTACGACGCTTGTTGGCCTTGTTAGCGGCACGAAGCTCGCGGGCATGCTGGCGCTTAAGCTCATTCACCTCAGAGCGAATGGAGGCAAGAACGGCCTGAGCACTCTGAAGCTTAGTAAGAACACTGCTATAGAGAGCGGTGCTAACAGAGCCGTCAAGCTCAGCAGCAACGGGAGCAGCCTCAGCACCATCCACGGCGGGAGCAGGGGCACTCACGGGAGCAGCCTCGGGGGCCTTAGCAGCCTTGGGAGTAGCGGGAGCCTTAGCGGGCTTGGCTGCGGCGGGAGCAGCAGCAGGAGTAGAGCTAGAAACAGCAGAAGAAGAAGGAGCAGTCTTGACCATGTTATCGGTTATACACATATGAGTAAAGTCTTTTTAAGTTGTTTTCGCGTAGCAGCATAGTTCGAGTAATTGTAATTCAATCCGTCTTTATTATAAAACCGCTTCATATAACCATGGCAACGCATTACGTGCGTCTTGATTTACAAGCGTCAGTGTGGCCAAAACATAAAAAGCACCGAGACACTGATCTTCGCGACTTATACCCCGCCGTGTCATCCGCTCTATGATGCTGACACATATTGTTCGTAATTCTGTAGCGGTGAGTAATGTAACCACATTCAAATTTACATGTGCATTATGAAGAACAAATGGATTTCCGTTTGGCGGAGAGATGCGTTCCTTCATTTCTTGTGTCAAATTCGCACGATAATACCATATATCATGAATATGTCGAATGAAACGAATAAGTTCTTCGCGCTGAAGAACAATAAACCATTCTGAATCAGAATAATTACCGAGTGTATTGATATGCTGAAATAAATCAACGATGAAGAGTTCTTCTTGTTTCTCACGTGATAACGCTTGACCGCCACCAATTACACCCGATGACACCTGCGTAGTCGATGTTGTTTGACGCGAATTATCATGTCCTCCGTTACCATCATCGTCTTGTTCGTGTTCGTCGCCGTCATCGTCGAGTTTAATTGATACACGAAATCCAATAAGCGAACCATATATCAATTTTTCATAGAGATTTTTGATGATAGACGCCGACATCACATTACGATTATACGGATTTGTTATCATGGGATAGGATGATACAATCAGATGAAATATAGATGCAATATGAAATCCATAAATTTTATTATCGCTATCTCGATATGTGAATAGCTGTGTTGGTTTAATATTTGAGATTTTGTCAAATGTATAAAAGTCGGTGTCATTCACACATTTTGTGGATTGAAGGTAACCTGGTCCAGATAATTTACGGTATTTTCGTGATAAATAATCCTTAAAATTGCGCTGAATTCTTCGAATGAAATATGTTTGTTTCAAAAACGTATAAATACGCTGTGTCAAATCTGTTTTTGTCCCTGACTTTTTTATGTTATAATGAACACATAACGCACGTAAATCCGCTAGACTATATTTTGAGTGTGTCATCTTTTCATATTCGGATGGTTTTAGTATAATAATGTTCATAGGTATTTCATCTTCAACAGAGTTTGACAATTTAGGAATGTCATCATCCGCATTTTCATTCAAGTTCGTCGTGGATGACGATGATGTCAGTTTCATTTTTTTTCGCGTCTTTACACTTGAATTCGGGTCGTGATAATTATTGATGGGAGAATTTACGTGTAATGTAGGTGATATCCAATATGGTGAAAAAATTATGAATTCGTTCGTGGATTCAGGAGAAGATGATGCAGATGCGGAAGACGAAGCTGTATGTATTGGCGACAGGACAAATGGTTGTTTTTTTAGTTTTAGTCTTCTGGAATATTTTTTATACGGATTTTCATATATACTATACGGTAGTAGAAGCGTATATAACTTTTGTGTTTCCTGTCTATTATTTATGTTAAGTTCATTTGTTAGTGCAGACGACATTATAAATATATATTATCGTCATATAATGTTTATTATGTTTTGGAGTGAGACATAAAGATATTTTATGAGGATATAGTATAACCAGTTTTATGCGTATTTCGCCAGGAGTGTTATTGTTTCTTCTATCGACATCATTCGTCGCGGGTATTGCGATAGTTGATGTTCCTACTCATGATGCTGCACTTTTTACGATGACGCAGGATGAAGAACCCTCATCATATGAAATCTTGAATGATTATGCAGCCGCTGATGAGGTCGATGAATCCGATGATTCTGATGATATCGACGACATTACTTTGCAGATGGAAGCGGAAGACGATAGTGAAGTTGAACCTTTATCGAACCGAAGATTATTGGGGTTCAGAAGAGCGATTAAACGAATATTTCATAGACCAAAGCCGGCTCCCAAGCCCGCACCCGCACCGAAGCCCGCACCCGCTCCTAAGGCTGCTCCGAAGCCCGCTCCGAAGCCTGCACCCGCACCCGCTCCTAAGGCTGCTCCGAAGCCTGCACCCGCACCCGCTCCTAAGGCTGCTCCTAAGCCCGCTCCGAAGCCCGCACCCGTTCCTAAGCCCGCGTCTGCCCCAGCACCTAAAAAAGTAGTTCGTCGCCGTGCTCCGTTCAAGAAAGTAGTTCGTCGCCGTCTTGTGCCAAAGGCGGCTTCTTCAAAGGTATTGCCATCTGTGATAAAGAAACTTCCCGTGATTTTACCTGTCGCAGCTGTAATAAAGACTGCGACTGGGACTGTTTCAAAGGCAATACCTAAACCTAAATCCAAACCCACACTCATATCGACACCCGCCACTCAGGTGCCAATCTTTTTTACATGCGATAATGAGTTTGATATGTTTGTAAATGGCGTCAAGGTTGGCAAAGGCGACACTTGGACAACTACATACAAATTTTCACCGATGATTAAGCCTGGCGATGTTATCGCAATCGATGGTGTTGACAAAGGTGGCCCCGCAGCATTTATTGGTGTTTTTGGCGGAAAGCCTACAAAAGCATCAGATTGGCGTTGTTCTACAACCCATCACAACGGATGGAATCTTAATCATTTTGACGATTCATCATGGAGCAAAGCAATAAGTTATGGACGTAATCAGGATAATAATATCTGGCGTTCAGTCGGTCGTGGTTCTCGCCCAAATATCCCAGCCGATGCCGAATGGTTATGGACGAGTAATAATGAAAACCATAATCGTGTATATTGCCGCTATTTTATGACGCCAAAACCGGTTGAATCACCAAAGACTGTCGCACCTGTTGTAAGAACCGCTGTTTCTTCGGTAGTAAAAAGAGTTCAGTCGGTTGTTAGGAATAACGGAATTAGGATTTATGGCAATTATTGTGGGCCGAACTATTGCGGAGGTCAGCGGTTCAAGGGTGCTGAAGGACCTAATTGTCGCTGGGGTGTTCCTCCTAAAGATAATCTGGACTCATGCTGTAAAGCACATGACATGTGCTGTGGAACAGCCACTACTCGAGGTGTTAATTGTAATCATGCGATTTTATCCTGTATTGATAATGTGAAGTGTAGTGACTCAAGATGTAGAATTTCACAAGAACTTATGAGGGTTACATTTACGGGTATGAGAAATAAGGTGTGTGGGGAGTTGTTTGGTAAAAAGAAGCCTACGGATGTAAAAGTAACGATTACGAGAACTTCGGTCCCTGTGGCTCCTTCTCCCGCCAAGGTCGTCGTGGCTCCTACTCCCGCCAAGGTCGTCGTGGCTCCTGCTCCCGCCAAGGTCGTCGTGGCTTCGGCTCCCGCCAAGGTCGTCGTGGCTTCGGCTCCCGCCAAGGTCGTCGTGGCTTCGGCTCCCGCCAAGGTCGTCGTGGCTTCGGCTCCCGCCAAGGTCGTCATCACACGACAAAGTGTGGTCGATGAAATTATACAAGCAAAAACAAAATCCAACACGAAATTAACTACATTTCAAACCAAACTGATTTCATTACTTAAAGAAAACAGCGATGAGCAACTTAAGGTCGAAACTGAGAATCGTAACAATTTTAACGGTGTTAGTGTTACTCTTCAAAATGAAAAGCTCCGACTTGAAGCGGCTCGTAGTCACATGAAGAAACTCTATGATGAATCGCAACTTCTCAACAAGACTATACATAAACACTATACAAGACTGATTGCTGATACAAATTACCTTCAATCTCTCGACGCAATGCGTCCTGAATTCTTGAAATCTCTCGGCGAACTTGCTGTCCATATCCAAAATGTCAAGACAGTTGTCGATACAAAAATCGTTAAGGATGAATACAAAGATGAAATGGTCAGATTACTTAGTGGCATTCATTTTAATACTCATAATATTTCTGGATATGTCGCTACTGCATTTATTAATCATTATAATAAGTACAAGAACATGATTCGAACTGAAAATCAAGACTATTCTGAAGAAATTAAGAAACTTACTGAACTTTCAAATGAATACAAGGTTCAGCAGCAAAAGACGGCGGATATTGAGAAAGAACGCACACGTCTTGAGGATATTCTCTCGAAGTTGAAAGATTCACTTGCAATTTCTGTATCTCAACGCGAAGAGTTTGATGTTCTTGTCAAAGAGATCATGTCGATTTTTGACAAGGGGATGTGCGCCCCCCAACGACGCTAGGATGGTTGCGCCCCCACTCCATTAGTATTTGAATTTATGTCCGCCAGAAAAAATTGATTTAAACAATAATGAAGAATGTATATATCATCGTTCAACGTATTACATCGTCGTTCTTCCTAATGGCTTCTGACATGGTTATTTCCGGTGCTTCATTCACCCCCGCTTCTGATATGAAATATACTAAACCCAAGGTGAATTCTGTGGGTGGTCGCAGCGTCGGCATCGTGAATTCCAAGACGAGCACTGTTCTTAATCTGTCATCGCCCCTCATGCTTACGTGGGGTGTTCAATCATTCACAGATGACAAGACAGGAAAGGTAAGTTATGACCTCGCACTTCAGTTTCCAAATGAAGGCTTCGAGACTCCCGCGACCAAGAAGTTTCTTGATAATATGACCGCGTTCGAGAAGAAAATCAAGGAGGATGCAATCGCGAATTCAAAGGAATGGTTCAGCAAACCGAAGATGACTGCCGACGCAGTTGATGCACTCTGGACCCCTGTTCTCAAATATCCCAAGAACAAAGACACCCTTGAGGCCGATTTGACTCGTGCTCCTACGATTAAGGTGAAGTTGCCTTACTGGGATGGTGCTTGGAAGGAGTTGGAGCTCTATGACACTGATATGCGTCCCGTGTTTCCCGACCCCATGAATCCCGCACTCTCTCCTCAAGATTTGATTGCGAAGGGTAGTCACATTGCCGTGTCGATTCAGTGCGGTGGTATCTGGTTCGCAAATGGCAAGTTCGGCGTCACTTGGAAGTTGTTTCAAGCAATCGTGAAGCCTAAGATGTCGCTCAAGGGAAAGTGTCACATCAAGCTAGATGATGAGGACAAGACGAAGATGGTTGCACAGGTTGTGCCTACAGATGTGGATGGCGATGCTGATGGTGATGACCACCATGATAATGTATCCGCGGTAATTGAAGATGATGAAGACGACGAGCCTGTCGCTGCGGTTCCTCTTGCCAGAACAGCATCGGTCACTCCAGCAGCAGCGGCTGTTGCGAAGCCGACTACTATTACACCTGCCGCTGCCGCTGCCGCTCCAAGTGCTGATGCCGCAGCAAAGAAGAAGATTGTTCGCAAGGTCTAAATAAACAAGAATAACATGGAAACGGTTTTGCTTTGTTTGGACAGGTATGTTTTGTCGCACGCATATGAATATTTGTATATAATACTCACTCTTGATAAATTAGGTCATTTCATTTTTTTACGTATATACCAAAAATGAAATACTTTTTAATATTTTACACCTTTTCTGTGAGGGGCATTACATTCGATTATATATATGAATCTTTATTTTTATCACGCCACCAGCCGAATATTGGCATAAACATTCGCCCGTTTATCGACCTTATACATATCGTTGGTATGAATTGTGCTGCTGTGTATCGATGCGATACCTCCGCATCCATGAAGTAAAACCCTTTGTGTGATACCCGTTCGTAATGTAACATCTGCTGCGTGTATATAATAAATGATTCGGTTGGCTTTTGTTTCTTCGTTGATTACAACTGGCAATACTTGCGTCTTAAATAGTTCATTTACACTGACATCGAGAGATATATAGAGATTATTATGTTCGTCAATGCTTACATTATCGGGAAGTTCTGGGTCACATAATACGATGAGTTCGCCACCGGACACCGCCGCCGCTTTTACCTCAGCATCCGCATCCGCATCCGCATTCGCATCCGCATCGTATTCGGCTTCTTTACTACAGAATACATGGTCGCGGTTGTCGCTTCTACCACGCGTAGAACCGATTTTGAAATGAAGCTCGCTATGCCACAATGGGATGTAATACGTATGACCGTTCTCATGAAGAATATATACTCGGTCAAGAAGCATGTCTAATAATGATGGGTTCAGTCGGATCACGATATCAGCACTCGTCTTTTCTTCCATAATTTTGGTTATTTCATCCATCGTCTCTCGAGAGATTCCGAATAATTCTTGGTTCTTCGAGAGAATATCGTAAATCATCAATGCGGTTTGTTTTTCCATACTACGAAATATAGTTATGGCCGACTGTATTCCTTTCGTGATAATATGATGAACGAGGGTTTGAATCGAGTCGGCATGAATATCATGTTTTGAAATCATCGTTTTAATAAAAAGCTGGAGTATGCTATCATATCCGCCATGAGACGTATGGTGGGTAAAACCCGAACCTGAGTAAAAATAATCAACAAGGCACTTATGTGCATGATTGATATCTTTGAATTTTTCGGTTGCTTCATCTGTGGCCGCAGGAGTGGCATCGTGTGCGGCGACGGCCGCGGGATGAACACACTTGTCAGGGTGATGCTTCAACGCAAGTATATGATATCGTTTATTCAACTCTTTTAACGAAGACGGTGGAGTATTTTCGGTGTATCCGAGGATGTGAAGAGAATTTTGTATTTGTTCTGGATACAGACACGAACTAGACATCTGGAAATGTATGTGTATAGCCGTGTATCTTGCATACTAATAATAATACAAAATTCTCTAAATGATATATCGGGCGATAATTATTATTGAAATACTGTAAAAAGATGTAGGTCTGTAACATTATGTCATTCATCATATTTGGTAATAATAAACCGTATGTGATTAGACGCCGCAATATAAACCAAACACATTCCTGAATATTAATATCGTAGGTGAGAATATCATACAAACATTCTCTCAGTTCGTCATATTTTAATTCGGTATTTGGTGACCTGATAATATCAATAATATGATTGCATACATTTTCATGTGGGTCTTTTAATTCTGTGACATTCGATTTCAACGCTTTAATATTTGTTATTGTATCCAACTGAAATTTACTGTTAAGACGAACGGGAGTTGGCTTCACAATATCCATTACGGTTGTCATGGTCTGTGTCGCGCCGGTCGTGCCGGTCGCACCGGTCGTCGTCTTTAAACATTTATTATAGGCAACAACTGACGGTCGTTTAAACGGAATCATCTTACAACGGTGAAGTATATTATCGGGAAGAAAGCTGACGTGGTCGCTTATAATGACGAAACGCAGCGAAACATGTTCATTTGACAGCATATAACTATAAAAGGTTTCCAGCAATTCGCTGTGTATTTTATGAAAATTCTTACACACGACAAATGCAGCGGTGTTCGGTCTAGCACTCACAATATCCAATATTTGATTATAGATTTCATTCCATAGATGTTTGGAATTACAGCCAAGAAGCGACATATCGATTTCAAAATGACAGTCGCTGATTTTCATAAAAAACGTGTCTTTATTGTATGCTACTGCAATTCGCTTTTCGTATTTTAAATGTGAAGGACTGTAATGCGATATCAGGTAGAGTGTGTGACTATATTTACCAACACCGCTTGGGCCGTGTATGATGATATTCGGAAGTGACGGAATGTCGTGCGGGAATGTAGTGAATGTTTTCTTTATAACGGGATGTAATGAATATTCATTTACTTTATGAACGTAATCTGTAAAGTGTGATTCGAAAAACCGCATGTTTATTATATGTATGTATGTTCTTGATTTATACTGATTTTACGCACGGATGCGTTGACCTTGTCTTTGCCATCGTCCCAGATTACCATAATAACTTGTCGGCTAGCCATCCATTACTCCATTTAACATGACGGTCGCGTTCATGACGCATTTTATAGAGACGACGGCGGGTTTTCGCATAGGCCATTCCGCGGGTGCGAATGTATGTGGGAAAATCGTTCATACCTGCCGCACCAACACTCGCGATTTTCCGTGACTTGCGGAATACATCTATCTTTTTTTCGGGGTTTGTGGATGGTTTTATGACAACACCGATTTTATGTGCCATTCTACGTGTATAATTCGTAATGTGATACTTTCCTTTCATCCTGGTCGTCGTCGTCGTATATATACATCTGACATAATAATAATAATTGTCGCTTAAACCGATTGGTATGTAATTATACAACAACACGTGTAGAGATAATGAACGTAGTCATTACGCCAACAGAATATAGGTCATCTCAAGTCTATTTTACGGAGAAAAAACTGAATACACATATCGCAAATAGCACATTTAATCGAATTACATACTCCACAAATGATTTTGTAATGAATGGGGTGTATATTCAATTTGAATTATTCGTAAGACAAATTGAACAAAATTTCAATAGTAATATTTATAATTTACATTTTGACCCGCATCATGACCATAACGAGAGAATGGTTAAGATTTTTAATGATATCGAAGATAGTATTCTTGATAAATGGTTGCGTTTGGAACATCATATGATTGAAACAATCGGCAACGACAAATTGCAGTATAAAATAAAAGACATCTATCAACAGCTTCAAGGCGGAGAGATTAGCGTATGGAAAAATGAAATGCGGCAATATGATAAGCCACAGTTTCAACACTTCATTATTAAAATATCGGGAGTATGGGATAATGAACGCGGGTGCGGTTTGACATTTAAGTTTATCTAAGGGGTGCGACCCCAACGATGCACGGTGTGTGTTAGCCATCCGTTGTAAAGAACCGCAATATGATTTCGTTGAGTGCCATACACCCTCCCGCAATAAGTGCGATACCCCCAGCAATATAAGGCCCGTATTTTGACATCGCTTCGCTATACTGTCCCATTTCTGACGAACAAAGCATCTGTTGATTGATATACACATAGATGAGACCCGCTTGTATCACTAACAGAATATTGACCGCGAAATCAAATGTCACATATGTTTCCGCTACATGACCCGAATTGATTTTTTTATAATATACGGTGTTTTGGTAAATAACCCACCCAAGAAGGACCATGAATAGGGTGATTGGAACCACATTGAGCATGCTCATTCGCATCATGCAACCGGGTTTGTCTGGATTGTATTTGTTTAAGGTAATGCTAACGATGGTAATCATGAGACACGCTGTCCATAGTAGCGTCAAGTAGTAAAAAATATAGGACTTAAAATACACCGTAACTTCTTTTTTCATATTGGAAGAATCCTTTTTCTTTATTTCGTCTTTAATAAGTGATACGTCGGTCAAACTATTTACATCGCTAAATGAAGGAGCCGCATTTTCATTATAACTATACTGAAAAATTATTTTGACGACAATCGTAATGATGATTAACATCGAGAATATTTTGAATGACGGGACAAGGTCATTTGGAGTTGCGATATTTTCCATTATTTGGCTGAATTCTTGATTATATCGGTTATACACTATTTAGATAATAATTACATAGTGTATGTAAATAGCGATAGCGACGATGAAAACGATTGTTGTAACCGGCGGTGCCGGATTTATTGGTTCCAATCTGTGTATATATCTTCACGCCGAAAGCGAAGAAAATCATATTATTTGCGTCGATAATCTGATAACTGGTCATTTGGATAATTTGCGAGAGATTCTCTCGAGTCCGCGATTTAGATTCATCGATTACGATATCACGATGCCGGTTTGCCCTGCTTTATTTGGCGAACACGTCGATGAAATCTATCATCTCGCGTCGATTGCGTCGCCTGAAAAATATAAAAAATACTCGATGGAGACCTTGCTCACGTCGATCAATGGCACCCAGCGTGTGCTTGATTATTGTGTGTTATACAACTGTAAAATGATATTTACTTCCACCAGTGAGGTTTATGGCGACCCGTTGGTCCATCCGCAGCCTGAGTCCTATTATGGTAACGTGAATACCGTGGGGGAGCGGTCATGTTACGACGAAGGAAAGCGTGTGGCGGAGACTTTAATCTATGAATACAAGAAACGATTTCCATATTTAGAGTTGAAGGTCGCACGATTGTTCAATACCTATGGCCCGCGGATGGACTTGGACGACGGGCGGGTGATAACTAATTTTATTCGACAAATCAAGCGTGGTAAACCAATTACGATTTACGGGGATGGAACGCAGACGCGGTCGTTTTGTTATGTGGATGATACAGTGCGGGCACTGGTTGCAATGATGGAAGCACGAAGCACGGATGTTATAACTGCTGGTCCAGTAAATATAGGCAACCCTGATTGCGAATTCACGATGAATAAACTCGTGGATGTCTTTATGTGGGCATTACGCCCGCGGCAAGGGGCCGGTGATTATGGTTCTGCGTTTGAAGTTACATACATTCCGAGGACACAAGATGACCCGATGTGTCGGCGACCAGTCATTACAAAGGCACATGAATTGTTTGGATTCAAGTGCACGGTTGGATTGGAGGAGGGGATACGGCATACATGGGAGTATTTTTGTAATGGCATTTAGGTAAATAATCACTTCTTCTTGAAATACCCGAATTTCGGTTTGGGTTTTGGTGGCGTCGTCGAATCCCCGGCTCCTCCCGTCGAAGTCCACTCATGTAACACCGACGCATCGCACGTCATATAATTTCCATGTTTTTCTGCGAACCCTTTTAGCGCGACGAACGCCGGTTTCGACATTTTCGCCGTTTTATGAAAGATATACGGTCCATATCTTCCATATCTTATTGTTGTATTTTCGTCGATGGTGCGCATGATTTGCCCTTGATACGGTGCTGTCGCGGGTGTTGATGTTCCATCTGTTCCTCCGTCTTCTTCTGTGCCTACCGAACACGCAGCACCAGTCGTTTTTTCTATAAACTTAATAACATCTTGTAACGAGAGGTCAAACTCGGATTTTCCGCCACCGCGGCCACGACCATCGCCGCCCAACAACGGCTTTAACGAGAGATTCATATTTCCCCAGACAATATACGCTCCATATTTACCGCTCTTGATAATAATATCTTGGCCTTGATATTGGCCCATCATGCGGCCGCCTCCGGCGATAGATACGGGTGCTGGTGCTGCCGTGGTCCCAGTGGATGCTTTGGCTACTGTTCCGCCGCCGCTTCCGCCGCCGCTTCCGCCTTCGTTTACGTCGGCTTCGCCTAGCATATACGCGAGAGAATACTCACCACGTTGTATTTTAGCATATTCTAGGTTCGGTCGCACACTTTTAAATATGAATTTCGGTTTATTTTCCGCGGATTGTATCGTTTGCGATACACCAGCGTCGGCCTCGTCCTTGCTGTCATCGGCGTCGGAGTCGGCCTCAGCGTTGTCGCTCTCCGACGCACTTTCCGTAACACGACACCTGACGACCGGCCCGTTTTTACCCATGATATACGAATGCCTGTCGTCGATTTGGATTTCTTCCTTGATGACACCCCGCTCTTTCAGTTCTTGTAATTGGGTCGTTACATCAAACCAGCATTTATAACAGAGCTCATGCCATACCATTCCACCGGTTGCGATTTCATCCAGCTGATTCTCCATATTCTTCGTGAATTCATATTCAAAGAGGGGTGCGAAATGCGTCAGGAGGAATTCGATAACGATGATTCCGAGAGGTTGAATGACAAGTTTTCGCGATTCTGCTCCAATCTCTCGAACTTCCTTTTTTGATTCTACTGAGGCGGCAGTCGAATCACTCTTCTTTGATATCATGAATTCACTACATTCGAGAGATTTACCGCGGACATCTTGAAGTTTGACATACCCGCGTTCTTGGATTTTATCGACCAGTGATGAGAATGTAGACGGGCGGCCTATTCCCATTCTCTCGAGCAGCTGGACGAGACCCGATTCAGTATAATGCGATTTCGAATTTCGAAGTGAACATTTGGTCATGATACGCTTGAATGGCATCGTGTGGGCGGTCGATGCGGCACTGACCGAGGATGCGGCGAGAGACGCAAAATAGGAGTATTCTCTCGCTTCCTTGTCATATCCACCAGCTACGAGCTTCCAACCCGGTTTTATAACTTGTTCTGCTGTGTATCTATATTCGCATACTGCACCAGCCGCCGCAACAGGCGAAGAAATCGCCATTGTGATTGTTTGACATATGGCTGCCGCCATTAAGCTCTCAAGCGTATTCCGATGAATCATAGAATATAGCCGATGTTCGGTCGGATGACAAGATTGAGGAAGTAATGTTCGAGAGATATCAGTGGGACGGATGGCTTCATGGGCGGCGGTGGAGTCAGCGTCTTTTGTGCCTTTCGTCGCCGAGAGATTTTCAAGAAGAAGAACATCTGTCGAATTGCCTTCACCCCCGAACCGTTTGAGAATATAATTTCGAGCCTTCGCCGTGAAATCTGCTGAATATACCTTACTATCGGTTCGCATATATGTAATATACCCTTGCTCATATAATTTCTGTGCCACCGACATGGTGAGCTTCGGCGAGAGATGAAGCTCGTTACTTGCCGCCTGTTGAAGTGTGCTTGTCGAATAAGGTGACGGCGGTGCTTTTGTCGCTTTTTTAGGCGGGCCAACAGTCGCACGAAACCCAGCATCAGGCGCCACTGCTGTTTCACGAATGAATGTTTCGAGAGATTCTTCACCGGATTCGATTTCTCTCGAGAGATGAAATGTAAGATTAAGTTTAGTGAAGATTCCGGATACTGTATAAACCATCGTCGGCGTAGATGATTCAATCTCTTTGTAATTCTCGTAGATGAGCCGCAACGCCGGAGTCTGACAACGACCTGCCGAGAGATTTGTATGTGCGACATATGTCCATAAAACAGGAGATATTTTATACCCGACCAGAAGGTCAAGCACCTGACGTGCCTGTTGTGCGAACACGAGGGACATATCAATCGTCCGAGGAGCAGCGACGGCGGCCTTTAGTGCGGGTTCTGTGATCTCATGGAATACGATGCGTTTGGTTGTTTCTACCGAGAGATGGAACACTTGACAGAGGTGCCATGCGATAGCCTCGCCTTCACGGTCGTCGTCTGTGGCGAGGATGACTTCGGCTGCATCGGCGATGGCGGCACGAAGTTTCGCTACTTGGGCGTGCTTGGACGACATGATTGCGAACTTAATCGCGAAATCGTTTTCGACTGCGATGGATTTAAGACCGTCGGCAATCTCTCGGATATGCCCGAAACTGGCGAGACACATGTATTTATCTTTCCCGAGGTAGGTCTCGATTTTCTGACACTTTGCAGGGGATTCCACGATGAGGAGGGTGCGGGTGCGGGAGCGAGCCGCAGAAGCGGGGGCGGACGCGGAGGCAGGGCGAGTAGCGACAGGAGTCTTGATTTTAAACTTGGGCGGCATCGAGTAGTTATGAGTGTATGTTGTAAATCATATACAACATACGCATTCAATTTTATACTTGTTTGATGTATGCAGGTTATATACATAACCGAATAAATAATCTGAACTCAATTCACTGAATATGTTATTTATTATATTATCACGAGGGCTGCAGAATAATATTAAAATGTGAATAAAATCTTGAAACAAATTCTTTAACGTGAAACGGTAAAGCACCTCGCCATGGCGACATAGTTCCATCAAAATCAGCAAACATAAAACGTATTTCATTACCGTCATTTGTGAGCTGTGTTATTATTTCATCTAATATACATTCATGAACAAGGTTTGAGTGACTTTTATTATACAACATTATAGCATGCCCTGGAATGGGGCTTTTAAATTCATTAGACAAATCTGTTACAAATGAAGAAAATCGAGTTGTATATGTACGCTGAAATCGGTCGATTTGAATACCGTTCGCGTGTGTAAATTTTATATTTGGACATAATTCAGCATTATCACTGTTTCGTTCATCATTATCAATAAAAATACCTTTAGAATCTCGTTGTTTTATTATACGTTCAATTATTTGATATTTATTCATTTTTCTAAAATCTTCACGGTCATGTTGAATTGAGTTATTCCGGTTTAAAATGAGAGACGGATTATTACATAATACTTCGCCAACATATTCGTCGAGTTCAAGTAATTGAAGTGTTCTAATTATACCAATTTTTGAACCACTTGTTAAAATATAAAATGGTATTGACTTATCAAAACATAATTGTAATATTTGTTGCCATAATTCGGCATGTCTCTCTGAACCAAATAGATATCTTTTGAATTCTATTATTTTATATTGTCTTGTAGTTTTATCCCCACCACCTCCTGGTTGAATACATCCAGATTGAAATATATTTCTATCATATATTTCGATATTTTCTTTGTCATTGGCACTCAAACCACCTCGTAAAAATTTATATTTGCGTGTTCGCTTTACATATTTTCGTTTCTGGTATTTATTTTTTTTACCAACGCGTCGCGTTTTTCTTGGCATATATTGTAATAATATATCAATACAATATATTATTAGAGATAAATGAACTCCGCCACCGCCGACACCTCAGTATCTTCGGCCTGGTATAAATCTCTCAAACAATCCCCCCTCACTCCACCCAGTTGGGTCTTTCCCATCGCATGGACGATTTTATACGCGCTTATTATTGCATCTGGTATGGTTTTTCTCTCCGCGACCACGACCATTAGTGCGGGTGTTCGTTCCGTCGGATTCTTCTATTATTGTGCAGCGTGGGTATTCAATCTCTCGTGGTCCCAGATCTTCTTTCGTTTTCAACGCCCTGACCTGAGTTTCGTGGTGATTTTAGGAATGCTGGCGTTCATCGCGCTCAATATCCGTGCGTTTTATCCGGTCAGCCGCCTCGCAGCGTATCTTCTCGTTCCGTATTTAGCGTGGGTGTCCTTTGCAACTTACTTGAATGGGTATATCGTTTTTATGAATCCGGTGCGGCCCCCGACTGTGCAGCCTTGAAATCTGCCCAACTCATCTTTTTCTCAGGAATCGCTGGTCGCGAAGTTTTCGCCGCCTTTGCCGCCGTTTTCTTATCCTTCTTTACCTGCTCTGCGTCTAAATTCTCGGACCGTTTGAGCGCACTATCCACATAAATACTCTTCAAAATTTTACCAACTTCGAATGAACCTTCATGTTGGTCCAATTTACCGTCCTCTATCTCTCGCAAGATTTGTATCATGCGGAATAGAAGTTTTAGATCAATCTCTCCCGTTTTCAATTTGTTGAATAAATCAGTATAGAACCGAAAGAGAAAGGCACATCGAGACACGCAAATCGCGTCAAACTGTTTGGGATTGGATTTGGCTAAACGCCCGTATTCATGCTTGAGTTTAATCATGGTTGTTACATCGGTGTAAATCTGCGAACTGTGCTTGACGCGACGGATAACCTCTGTATGGTCTTCGGTTCCATTTGCGTCGATGAGTTTTTGAAGGTGAATACGCTGTTCGTCATCCATGGATGTGTGCTGCGGTAGGTATGGTTTATGTATATACTACGTATATAGTATTTAGACTTCTTTCAAACGCGACTTACTTTTCCACCATTTTTATTCGCATGGTATATGTATAAATAGACACAGTATCAGGAATTGATATGTCACTTAAAGTTCAAGAAGCACCACAAGCACCCAGTTATAATGCGGCAAGTATTCAGGTCCCAGCCAATATTGCGACACCGCAAGCAACGATGGAAAATGTGAAGGCACAACAAAGCGAGCTGAATGCGGTGAATACACTATCTGGCGGCCGTCGTAAAAAACATACCATAAAACGTGGCAAGAAAAGCCGCGGATATAGGTCGTTTATTCGCACATACAAGGGACGGAGACACCATCAGCAATCGCAGCAAGGCGGCACAGGAGAGAGAATTCCGATTCCACAAGTGGGTTCGACATGCACTGGGGGTGCTCAGTGTGCTGGTGCACAAAATGCGTCGCTAACTGCTTTACATAATCAAGCAGAATCGAATAGCATCAATGATGCATATGTTACGCAAAGCGGCGGAAAACGAAAAACATTTCGTGCGTCATCTCATCGTCGTCATCGTCGTCACCAGTCTTTCACTTCTATGGTAGCATATAATATCAAGAAAGTCATGCGAAAGGTTTTTTCATAAAAACCACGGACGATGGCGGCAGGCAATTCATAGATATTATATGCGTGTAATATAACTGAAGACGTGACATTCATCGTCGGTTCTTACGAGTGCAATGAAATCAACAGATATCATATTTACAATCATAATTATTGTCATTTTTTTAGGTCTTTACCTTTCGAATATTTTAGCGATAGGCATGAAAAAAGTAAAAGATAATTGGCCACTATATCGATGTAGTCCAGCAGTTATGCCATTCGCCAAATTATTCGGTCATGATGTCGGAGATAACTTCATGCAGTGTATTCAGACCACGCAAAGCAGTTATATGGATTACCTTATGATGCCGTTAAATCACGTTATTTCTTTGGTCGGAAGTGTCGCTACAAAAATCGTAAAAGACACGGAAAATATTCGCGGCTTTATCGGAAAGCTGCGCGACAAGATTATGTTTGTCGTGAAAAATATATTCGGCATTTTCTCGAATATTCTCATCGGATTTCAACGTATTATTATCGCGATGAGAGATTTAGTAAACAAATTAGCGGGAATTTTCGCAACATTAATGTTTGTAATGTCAAGTGCGCTTATGGTGATGAAAAGTCTGTGGGGAGGCATTTTTGGGCAGATGGTCAGGTCGCTCGGGCGGAAGTAAGTATTTGAATTATATTCTATCCTGTTAGTATAATAACAATACAGAATAAAATGGCTTACGAACGAGGTTCCATTATGTTGGCTCATGCCGCGATGATTGGTGCTATTATTTACATGATGATGCGGTTTGTTCTGAATCAATCGGCTCTAGTTGCCGAAGACAGGTCGATTGTCATTGCGGCGATTGTTCTTATTTATATGGTGATGTTCGGACATGGAATGCCGAATCAGTTGAATCGCAATCTCTCGTTCTTGTCATAATGTAGTCGTCCATGGACGCCGATGCTGGCGTGTATCATACAAACGTGCTGTCTGTATGATACAAATATATCTAATATATACAACAAGAGTGATGGCAGAAGCTGTCGTAACTGCCATATTCAATAAATTAAATACTTATTTAATTGATTTAGGAATAATATCAAAAGTAGTAAGCGATAAAGCGTTAGGTAAAATTAAAAGTGCGACCCGAGATTCTATATTGTCGTCATTACAAGAGTATTCGAAACAGGGGAGTTCTACAGTCGATGAAAAAATCGAAAAACTGAAAAAACAACCATTGTTTGAACGATTGAATTATTTATACGGTGATAAAACGTTCTCTGGTCGTTATGGTATTGATATTGTTAAGGTTTGTGTCGTCATTTTTATTTTCATGTCGGCAGTTACCTATTTTCAATTACAAAACAAATTACTCGAAGTAAAGCGAGACTGGCCTGAATATCGTTGCCGTCCAGACGTAATGCCGTTTGCTGGATGGATTAACCCACCAGAGGGGGTAAGCCCGATGGAATATACCAAACAGAATTTCATGGAGTGTAGTGCAAATAGCACGAAAGGTGTATTTGACCGACCTATGAGTATGGTGTATGTCATATTCAACGTGGTCATGGGAATATTCAAGAATATTTTACAGGTTATCGAGAGATTTCGGTTGTTATTCAACCGAATGAGAGACACGCTCAAAAACATATTTTTAGCAGTATTCAACCGTATTCAAAATGTGCTTATTCCGCTTCAGAATATGTTGATTAAGATGGTCGATTTCTTCGAAAAAATAAAAGGCATTCTCGCAACATATTTACTCACATTTGTTGGTGCATTATGGTCGTTTTATTCACTGATTGGGTCGATATACGAGTTGGTGGTTATCATATTAGTTATTATGGTGATTGTTATTATCGTTCTTTGGTATATTCCGTTTGTTGGTTGGATTCTTGCAATTGCCGCCATCGCGGTTTTTTTGACGATAGCGATTCCACTTATTTTGTTAGGTATTGTTTCGCGACAAATCACGCGGCAAAGAACAAGTAGATTGCCTTCTCCTGACGATTGAAATGTTTTAGGAGAAGAATATAATCTATTGATTTAGTATAATTGTATATTATTCATAAAATGAACTATAAATTAGTATTACTTGTAGTTGTCGCTCTTTTTATTGGAGCCAACTTGATGTGTAGTTGCTGTCGGTATCCTGTGTTTGATTATTTGTTGGTGCGTGGTAATTCTATTTTGGAAGGAGCTGAGAATCGTGATGCGGGAACACCTGGTTCTGACGTATCTGTTCAATCCGCGGCGAAGGATTCACAAGACATGATTAAAAAGAAACAGCCAGTGCCTGATATTATTTCCGCAACTGCTGCGACAGTCACACAAGACACGAATGCGGGTATGACCGGAAAGGAAGGATTTTTACCAGATTTGTTTAATACCGGATTGAATGTCGCGTCACGAATTACAGAAGGAATGGGACCTAAACCCCGTGAAGAAATGATTACAGTAAAGAAGGATGGTCGCGAAGGACTTGCTCTTATGGGGTCGGATGTGAATGAAGTCCAAAATGGCGATGTCGCCGGAATGTGGGTTACGAAAGCCAACACTTATGCGTCTGAATTTGGTTATGGTCTTATAAATAACACCGGAAGTGCTTACACTGCCGATGAACCTCTTAAGAATGGTGAAATGGTTATATTCGCAAAGAATAAATTTAAACCCGAATGCTGCCCCGCACCTTATTCCTCCAGCACTGGTTGTGTGTGTATGACCCCTGAACAAATCAACTACTTGAATACTCGTGGAGGCAACCGCACATCAGACTCGGGAGTTTGAACAGTCACTGTAATATGAAAAAAATTGAAATGTTTTTTTCATATCATGCTTACCAACGCAAGAAAGAACGAAATCATCATGTCCAGAACGAACGCCGCCAAATTGACTCACAAGACCGGAAAACCATTCATCATTCCTCCTCACATGAATGGTGCGAAAGACATCAAATACTACATGGAACAAATCACCGTTGCGAAGCAAACGATTCGCGACGAATTCGACCGAGACATTAAAGGACCAGACGCCATCGTCGAAAAAAAATACAACACTGGTCAAAGTCACAACTTCAGAGCAGATATGGCTGCCGTTGAACACCGCAGTTTCATCTACGAACGCGAGCAATTGAATCAAAAAAGTGCCTTCTTACAAGAGGAAGAACGGTTGAACGCATTGTTGTCGCAACTTGACGGCATCCGAATGATGCTCGTCACAAACAAACAAATGAGAAAAACGACGGTGAAGACCATGAAAGGAATCATCGCCGGCAAAAAACAGGCATTGAAATCACTGCTACCACCAGTAGATGTCGCGTTGGCTCGCGGCTACGGGATTGACATCGAGCAGGAAAACCACGACGAAGAAGACGACCTCACAATCCTGCGACTGAAAAACCTCATCAATACCATGAAACAAAACCATCAAACAATTGCACGCAATCTTCTAGAGCAAGCACGCTCAATCATGATGGATTTGCGTCGTCACATCCTCAAATTCAAACTCGCGGAAGAAAACGCCATCAGTGAAATCATGAATCATGCGAAAAAATGCCGCACATTCATCGCGAATTTGCTCCGTGTTGACCTTATCGAGTATTGTGCAACTGTGTGGTGGCTCGAAACCCAGAAAGATGCCATGGACAAAAAGCAATACTACATCTCGGTTGTTGATTTTGACGGACCCAAGGATTTTGACGCAAGTCGCCCGCAAAAACCATTTCAACATTCACAGTTGTCAAACCTGAAAATTCAAGTCCGTTGTTTTGATGAAACAATCAATCGCGAAGTTCTCACCTACGAACGTGTCTTGGACAAGGAGCTCGAGGAGACAATTCTTACAGAGGAAGCAGTTCAGGCATTTGAGTGCCGTATGTGAAAACAAAAACAATGATAAATCAAGAACAATGAATACAACGACTGACGACGACGACCGACGACGACTGACAACGGAGCAAGGCAGAGGTTATAAACTTTCAGGTAAGTATTTTTTTTACAGACGCAAGTATTTCGTCGCAAATCTCTCCAATCGGTCGAACCAAAACAGGCTCGCCAACAATATCTTTGAATTCGTCATTTGTCATATTTTTCATACGTTCGATAATACCCGCCACTTCTTCATTTGTCGGATTTTGGCTAAGGTGGATAAAACGCCGCGGATTAAAGAATTCAGTAACACGCGAAGAACCCCAATAGATTGGAATAACACCTGCTCGAATTCCATTCACTAACTTCTCCGTTACATAATACGGCTTGTCAGCGTTTTCCATTGTAATCGCGAATTTACCTTTTCGATAGAACGTTGTCATTTCATTCGAGTTATAACTTCCAGGAACAACCAAACCAACATTATTATCATATTTACCTCCAGAGAACACCGGCATTTCCTTTTTTATACTATTGTAGAATTCTAAACGTGTCTTACCATGATACCCATTCGATAGAATGATTGAAGCATTATTCGGCGGTATATCCTGCACTATGGGGCGGTCAGGATTTTCAATCTCTTTCATAATGTTTATATTTGTAACAAGAAAAATAACAAAGAACGGACATTTCACGAAATTTGCACGGGTATCTTCGAAACCTAATACGCAATCATATTTATCGACGTTTTGGGTCGTTGCATAGTCAGACTCACCTGTATATAATATCGTTGCACGCCACTTTTTGTAATTTAGATACGAGTAATTACCAAATATTGACTCCACTAATATCGTTGCATTATCAGGCGTAGAAGAGACATAAATTGGGGCATTGTATGTTTTTTCTAACAACTGAACGAAAAAGGTGCAATCGACAATATCTGTTTTTTCCTTAAATCCTGGCCAGAACTTGTTGAAGAAGACATGAATAGGCGGTTCTGCTACGGATGACATTCTATAAAAAAATGTATATTTTATTTATTATTACAGGTATTGTTTATATATGTTTTGATTTCTTATTTTATTCTTACATTACAAATACAAACTCAAATTCACACGTTTGTCATCATTTGCCTGTTTCACCAGCTTATCCACAACATCGTTTGTTACTGAGAATGGAAACACGACCTTCAATGACATCTCTTTTTCAAAGAGCGGTGTGTCTGGCTTTATGAGACGATACAGGTTCAACTTGCGGTGAACAACCTCCAAGCATCGCTTCAGATTTCGAACACCTTGTTCTCCTTCTGTGTAATTTTCGACAATGTGCTCGATGACCGAATCTGGTATCATGATATCGCCTTCACGAAATCCGACCTGTGAGCAGATATTTGGGATGAGATACTTTTGTGCAATCTGCGTCTTGTCCTTCTTGTTGTAGCCGGACGTATTGATACGATACATTCTGTCGAGCAGAATCGGGTTGACCTTGCTCTCGTCGTTGTAGCTGAAGATGAATAGACATTTGCTCAAGTCAAAATCGATTTCGGCAAAGTAGCGGTCGTGGAACTGCGAGTTCTGACTCGTGTCGGTGAGGTGCGTAAGGATGCCGACGATTTCTTCGCCCTTTGCAGTCTCGCTGATTTTGTCAAGTTCGTCGAAGTAGATGACGGGGTTCATGGAACCACACTGCATAATGATTTCGACAATCTTGCCCCACGTGCTTCCTTCATAAGTATAGGAGTGACCCTCCAAGAAGCTACTATCGGTAGCACCGCCGAGTGCGATGAATGCAAAGTCGCGGCCCAGGATTTTGCTAATGCCCTCCTTGACAAGCGAAGTCTTGCCGGTTCCCATCGGCCCCTTGATTGCGATAGCACTACCCATCGCACCGGGGTTGGAAATCCACTGACCGACCATCTGCATAATCTGGAGCTTCGCATCGTTGAGTCCATACACAGCGGTGTCAAGTGTCGTCTTCGATGCTTCCATGAACTCGCTACAACGCTGAATACCGTCTTCAATCGTAAGAGGTAGGTTCTTGGTTTTGTTGAACGGAATCTTCATGAAGGTATCTACCCAGTTCTTCACCTTGTAATACTCTCCGCAACCCGGCTCCATGTGACGCAGCGAGTTGATTTTTCGCATGGCGATGGCCTTGAATGCGACAGGTATGTCTGTTTCCAAAAGGGAAAGTCGGTATGGTTTTTGAATAATACTTACAGCGTGAATTTGTTTCAAGTCGGCGATGACTTTCTGCTGCTGCTCTGGTGTCATGTGGCGGCGAAAATAGCGAAGGTCGTTGGTGGAATTCTTCTTTCTGAGAAGCGTTTTGAACTCTTTGACGTTCAATTTGTCGCGTTTTTTTTCATCGTCGCGGAGTTGTTGTTCGATGTCGCGTTGCTTTTGTTTCATCTCTTCAAGCTGCTTCTTCATGAATTTGTTGGTGGCGAGTGATGCGTTGGCTGATATCGTGGTTGTCAGCGACTGAATCGTCTCTTTGATTTCGGCTAATTTCTTCTTGTTTTTCTCACAACGCTGCTCCATATCTTTTTGAGCTTTTTTATGGCGTGACGCTTCAGCTTCACTGCTTCCGTCACTGTCGTAGTCTTCGTCGCTGTCATACTCACTCTCGTAATCGCTGTCACCATCGTCATCGTCTTCCGATTCTGCGTTGTCATCGTCGTCCTCGTCGTCCTCGTCGTCGCTGTCATCCTCCTCGACATCATCTTCCGTGTCGTCCGCTTCGCTTTCGTCGTCACTGTTTTCGACTTCTTCATCTTCGTCTTCTTCGAACTCGCGGTCTTCGTCGTCGTCTTCTTCATCGTCACGGCGGCGGTTGCGGCGGCGGTTGCTGCTCTTGTTGTTCTTTTTGCCAACAATCGCAGCAGCAATCACTGATGATGCAAGAGCCTCCGCGATTTTTCCAACGACCATATTAGCTGCATCGGCCTTGGTTTTTTTTGTAATTGCTTGTTTGGATTTGTTAGTAATGCGACGTTCCTGCTGCTGCTGAATCGAAACGGATGAAACCGACGTCGATGACGACGAACACTCGCTACCTTCAGAGTCAGAACCGGACCCCGAACCTGACAAATCCGTATCAGATTCCGGAAATCCCTTTTTATCGTCATCGTCACGGTGTTTCTTATATGTCGGCTTCTTGCTGCCACCTCCAATGAGACGGAGGAGGGTGGTGGTTCCAGTATTCTTCTTATTCTTCTTGATAGTAAAAGGTGACATCTTCTTAGTTGTGCTGAATTGATGATATTCATGACGTGAGCAAAAAACGATTTCAATTTTTTTGAGTGAGTCCGTATTCACATTTATCATTTAAAAAATGGATTCTCAACAAAATTGAAAACAATCTAAATAGTATAGTAGGTATATAAGAAGACCGAATACCAAAGGTTTCATAACAATGGCATCCTCAAATATTCCTGTTTCGAAAATCATCGGCATTCAATTTAGTATTATGTCGCCGGAGGAAATATTGAAGGGGTCTGTCGCGGAAATTACTAACCGAGAAACGTATGTGAATAACAAGCCAGTTATTGGAGGGTTGTTTGACCCAAGAATGGGACCGATTGATCCCGGTGTCATCTGCCCGACAGACGGGTTGGATTATATGAAATGCCCCGGCTACTTTGGACATATCAAGCTCGCACGTCCGGTGTTTTACTATCAATATCTAGGAACGATTGTGAAGATTCTTCGCTGCGTCTGTATCAAATGCAGTGCACTTCGAATCAGCAAAAGTGCCAACAAGCAGTTTCTTTCATTGCCTGCTGATGAGAGATGGTCTCAAGTGTTTCGTATTGCGAGCAAGATTAAGAGGTGCGGTGAAGATACGGAGACAGGATGCGGCTGTCTTCAGCCAACTCGGATTACGATGAAAGCTGGACTTGGTAAGATATACGCAGAATGGGACAACGTTAAGGGAGTTTTAGAAGAGACCACGCAGACGAGTATTGCGGGGAGTGCAGCAGAAACTGACAAAGATGGGTCGCTGTCGATGAAACTCACACCTGAAATCGTGATTAAAATATTTCGCAGAATCAGTGATGAGGATGTGGAATTCATGGGATTTAGTCCGGTGTTTTCGCGACCCGACTGGATGGTTTGTCAGGTTCTCGCGATTCCACCCCCCGCTGTCAGGCCGTCAGTGAAAATGGACGGTTCGCAGCGAAGCGAAGACGACATTACCCATATCATCGTCAATATCATCAAAGCAAATACGACACTTCAGGACAAAATTAACGAGAATGCTCCTGCGAATGTCATTGATGGTTGGCATATGATGCTCCAGTATTATGTTGCCACCCAAGTGAATAACAATATACCGGGTTGCGCACCGGTCGCACAAAGGTCAGGTCGTCCGTTGAAATCTATTCAGGAACGCCTTAACGGTAAGCAGGGCCGCGTTCGCGGGAATTTGATGGGAAAACGTGTGGATTTTTCGGCGCGTTCGGTGATTACACCTGACCCCAATCTCTCGATTCGCGAACTCGGTATTCCTTTGAAAATCGCGAAGAACATTACGAAGCCAGTTGTTGTGAATGACCGGAATAAGAAATTCCTGCTTCGGTTGGTTCGTGCGGGCCCTGACGAGTATCCGGGTGCGAAGATTCTGGAGCGAAAGACGGGCGAATCCATTTCGCTTCGTTATGCCGACCGCGCGAATATTATGCTGAACAACGGCGATATCGTTCATCGGCACATGATGGATGGCGACGCGATATTGTTCAACCGTCAGCCGACACTTCATAGGATGAGCATGATGTGTCATATTGCGCGGGTGATGTATCAGGGTGATACGTTTCGTATGAATGTGGGTTGTACGAAACCTTATAATGCGGATTTCGATAAACATCTCTGTCGGAAACAGGAGGCGTGAAAAGCGTGTTACCTCCTAGTCGGATGGCGTGCGTCATATATCATATATGTGTGCGGCGTTATGCGGCGAAACACCTTGTTGCTGGAAACCCCTTAGAGCCTTTACTACCACTCTCGGACGGAAACGTCTGCGAGGAACTCGTTTAATTGACGAACCCAACGGTAATAATGTAAAGGATTGGGCAATCAGCAGTGTTACTTCCTACGGTCGCATGGCAGACTATGGAGGGCACTCAGAGACTGAACCGGTGTTGGTGTGCGATGAAGAACTAGCCATTCTGAGCGCGTCTATGATACAGTCCAGCCTCTTGGGAAACCTTGAGGATATTCATCGGGAGATGAAATGAACCTTCACATGCCGCAGGATGATGAGTCCGAGATCGAGTTGCGCCACTTGGCCGCAGTTCCCTATCAACTCATCAGTCCGGCGAATAATAACTCGATTATCGGTGTCTTCCAAGACTCACTGATCGGGTCATACTTATTCACGCGGGAAAATATTCGTTTCACACCGCGTGAGGCGATGAACCTCCTTGCTGCATACCCTCGCGTAAATGAAACCGCGTTCAAGAGCGGCGAAGACATCAGCAACTTCGATGTCCTGTCGCAGATTTTGCCGCCTCTTACGCTGAAATACAAGAAGAAAGCGTTCGGTGAGAAGAACCCAAAAGAAGACTACGCGACATCAAATAACGTAGTTGAAATCCGGAACGGGCGGATGATGCGTGGTCAAATCGACAAGAGTGTGCTTGGTGGCGGCGGTGTCGGATTGATTCAGCGTGTATGTAACGATTTCGGAAATATTGCCGCCGCTGATTTCATCGATGGTCTTCAGAATATCATCACGGAATACATGAAGTCGCACGCGTATAGTGTCGGTATTAGCGACTTGATTGCGAACAAGGCAACCAATACCCAGATTGCGGATGTCATCACGAAGAAGAAGACCGAAGTGAAGAACTTGATTGACCAGGTCCATCTAGGAATTTTCGAAAACAAGACTGGGAAGTCGAATGAGGCGGAGTTTGAGGCGAAGGTGTCGAACATTTTGAATAGTGCTACAAACGACGCAGGGAAAATCGGTATCAATAGTTTGAATGCGGCCAACCGTTTCGTTGGTTTGGTGCTTTCGGGGTCGAAGGGTAGCGACTTGAATATTTCGCAGATGATTTCGTGTTTGGGACAACAGGCGATTGAAGGTAAGCGTATTTCATACGGATTTGACAGCAGGACATTGCCGCATTTCAATAAGTTTGATGACGGACCGCTGGCACGTGGATTCATCGAGAGTTCGTTTATTTCGGGATTGTCGCCGGAGGAGTTGTTCTTCCACGCGATGGGTGGTCGAATTGGTCTGATTGATACGGCAGTGAAAACGAGTACTACCGGATATATCCAGCGTCGTCTCATCAAAGGCATGGAAGATCTCAAAGTCGAATACGATATGACCGTCCGCAACGGCAAGCAGCGCATCATCCAGTTCTCCTACGGTGATGATGGTATCGACACCATTAAAGTTGAAAACCAGTCCCTCCCGCTCGTCGCGATGAGTCTTGATGAAATCTATGCTCACTTCCATATGCCTCTTGACAATTCCAGCGAGACGCAAGAAAGTGCTGCGACCGCATTCACGAAGACTGCTTATGCGAAGATGAAGAAGGAGAAGGCGGCGACCATGAAGAAAATCCGCGAAACCATCGACAATATGATTGAAATGCGTGACCTCATCATCGAACGCGTATTCAACCGCACGGATAATAAGAACGTTCAGATGCCGGTGTCATTTACGCATATTATCAATAATGTCCAAGCACAGCAACAAATCAATCAGAATTCGATGGTGGATCTCACGCCGTTGGAAGCGATGGACATGATTTCAGCGGGATATCGTCAACTCGAGAACTTGTATTATGTTCCGCCCACACTTCTATTCAAAGTCATGTATTATTATTATCTGTCACCGAAGGAGCTCTTACTAGTAAAGCGTTTCAATCGAAGCGCGTTATCCATTCTCATCAGTGTGGTAAATCTTCAGTATAAGAGGTCGATTGTTGCTCCGGGTGAGATGGTAGGTATGGTGAGCGCCCAGAGTATTGGTGAGCCTACGACACAGCTTACTTTGAACACATTTCATTCTGCGGGTGTTGCTTCCAAGTCGAACGCTACTCGTGGTGTGCCGCGTATCGAAGAAATCCTGACGTTGTCTGAAAATCCGAAGAACCCGTCGATTACGGTATATTTCAAGGAAGATGATGGTTCCACGCCAGAGCGTGTTCAAGAGTTTATCCCGATGATTGAGCATACCAAACTAGCGGAGGTTGTGGAGAGTATCGAGGTCTGCTTTGACCCCGATGATTTGAATACCCTCGTAGAACAAGACCGTGCGGTCATGACACAATATCAAGAGTTTGAAAAGTTGATTGAAGAATGTGTGCGTGATTCGGAGGTCGCGGCAACCTCGGGTGTGCCGGATGTTCCTGTTGGTGGTGCTGCCGCATCGTCGTCAGCGTCATCGAAGTCCAAGTGGGTTATCCGTATCAAGATTGACCCCGAAGCGATGTTGGATAAGAAGCTCACGATGGATGATATTCATTTTGCGATTAAGAATAGTTACGGGTATGAGGTATCGTGTGCATTTTCGGACTATAATGACGACAATCTTGTATTTCGACTTCGAATGGAGAATATTGCACAAAGTAAAAAGTCGGTCGGTGGTGGTGGTGGTGGCGGTGCGGCGAATAAACAAAATCCCCTTGACCAATCTGACCATATCTATATGATTAAGTCATTCCAAGACCAGCTTCTGAATAATGTGGTTCTGCGTGGTGTGAAGGGAATCAAAAAGGTGATGCTTCGTGTGATCAAGAATACACTTGTAAGGTCGGACGGGGTTTATACAAAGAAGGATACATGGGTATTGGATACGACCGGCACAAACCTCCTTCATATGCTCGGACAGGACTATATTGACGCGAAACGAACTGTAAGTAATGATATTCAAGAAGTGTATCGCGTATTTGGAATTGAAGCCGCTCGTCAAGCGATTTATAATGAACTGGTTGAAGTGTTTGATGACTCGCCGATTAACTATCATCACGTTTGTTTGTTGTGTGACCGTATGACCGTGTCGTCGTCGATGATATCTATATTCCGTCATGGAATCAACAGCGATGATATTGGTCCGATTGCTAAAGCATCATTTGAAGAGACACCTGAGATGTTCTTGAAAGCGGCACGTCATGCGGAATTGGACCCGATGCGTGGTATATCCGCGAATGTAATGTGCGGTCAAGAAGGCTACTATGGAACGAGTGCGTTTCAGGTGCTCGTGAATATCGACGAGATGATGAAACAAGAAGCGGTAGAGTATCGTCATACAGATACGAATGAAGAAATCGACGAGGCATTCAAGGCGAATTCGTCGGTTGGCTTGGATACGGATAAGTGCGGTATTCCTAAGTTGGCTATTCAATCGTGCGTGGATAATGTGAAGAAAGTCCGACTAGGAAATGTGGATGATGATTATGATATCGGGTTTTAGAGTGTGTGGCACGACGAGCGACTACAAGCCTCGAATCATGTAACAATGATAGTATTATTTTTTATGTCGGCGGGCGGTGAGCTTACGCTTATCCCGACGCTTACCATGATATCGTCTTCGTCGCATCGTTCTCGCCCCACCACCGGCCGTAGGTGCTATTACAGAAGCTAAATCTGTAATATTGTTTGCTGAATTATTTAATTTATTCATGATATTACTGATTGGTCCGTCATCGGGGTCTTTCAATGCAGAAATACATCGAAATGGTGGATTGATAGGGTCGAATGGGTCAAAATCATAATCTATTTTATATCCAGAAGGACAGACAGGGTCGCCGCCTCCTTTTGGGTCTTCCATAGGTAAAGGATTACCTTTTTCATCTAAGCCGCTGCTATTGTCCTTTTTAGGTTTATTTTCTTTCTTTTTTTTATGTATTGTCGTATTTACTGTTGTTTTATTTAAACCAACTTGCTTATTTACCTTACTCTTTTTGTTATTACGACCGGATACTGGTGTCGGTTTAGGTGTTATTCTTGGTGCCATATTATAACGCGGGTCTAATGTAACGCGGTTATAATATAGATATACTAAATATTAGAATAATGTATCAAATCAGAACCACATTTCGCCGTTGAATCGGTTTATAAATGCGTCTTCACAACAATACATATTCTTTACATTCTTATGTAAATATTTAATTTGCGACAGGGGGGGCCTGGCCTCATCCACCACTTTGGAGATGGCGGCGGCCGTGGCTGCGGCGAGTGCGACGGGCAGCAGTAGACGCGGATTTGCGGCGGCGTTGCACTGCCGATGATTTACGGGGGCGGCGGCGACTGGCACCGGATTGACCTTGACGGGACTTAGGCATTATATATAATATTAGTATTTTAATTTTATAGTTGGAAATAAAGTAAAAAATGCTCCTTACGGGGCTCGAACCCGTGACCCCGGGCTCATAAGACCCGTGCTCTGACCAAAACTGAGCTAAAGGAGCGTAACAAGTGTGAATACGATAGCAGTCATGCTGTAATACCCACACATAGAATTATCTTCAAGGGTGTAATAAAGAAGAACTATTTATAAGTTCTCATATAAAATGGGCGTTTTATATGAGAAAGGTGTAAAGATACCGGAGATAGGTTTCGATCCTATGACCTCGGAGTTATGAGCCCCGCGCGCTACCCCTGCGCCACCCCGGTTCGTGTTGCTGCGTTTATAGCGTCCAGCTTGACAATTACCACCTGTAGGTATCGATCCCACACCGTTCTTTTAATGAGTAAAGAAGATAACCATCTGACTTTCGGACCGACGACGACGATGTGCCGCCAGTAAAGTAGATGTCAGACGATAAAACGTCCGCCGTGGAAGTGGTTTAAAATGAATGTGTCATACGCTGACTGTTTCACTTCTGTAAAGTGAAAGAAAGACCCAAATAAATTGGGTAATTACCTCCTGATGGTTTTGATCCGATCGTCCTCGAAGTTATGAGCCTCGCGCTCTACCGCTGAGCTAAAGAGGTTTGTTTGTGGTGTTGCTCAAGTGCCTGAAAGCACCGGTGCGATATGATGATAAATACCGGAGATAGGTCTCGATCCTATGTCCTCTGGGTTATGAGCCCAGCGCGCTACCCCTGCGCCACCCCGGTAACATGTGGGTGTGTTCTTAGAATGAAATGACGATGCTGCGTTTATAGCGTCCAGCTTGACAATACCGGCGGTAGGTTTCGATCCTACGACCTTCCGCTTATAAGGCGATAATCATTCGTAGAACGGACCATTTCCTTTCGGAAGTAGTAAAAAAATAACAAACGACGTTTTAGACGCTCTTCCTCTGAGCTACACCGGTAGTAAATCGTAATATCGTATATTTCTATATCCCACAAATCAAATAATTTAAGTAGATAATCATCACAAAGCGGACCTTGGCGTCATCATGTTTGATAACAAGTCAATAAACTTACGACGAAAAATGATTTGCGAAGAACATAGAAATTATGACATCACTTGTTGATTCGCTGGAATTCAACGAATGTGAAAGGTGATGAACACCTATTCACATACTATACAAAGAAAATATCTTTAAGTTCTTTTTGGCGAAAAAAACGCACACACTGCCGACCGCCGACCGCCGAAGATTCCCCTAAATATTATTCGATGATATCTTCGATTTGTTTCGCAGATTTACATATGCGAAAACGATGATACCACCTTTTCGAAACAATCGGCAATACCTCTAATTGAACCAACTTAAAACTTGTATCCAATAATCCTAAAGCCATTTGTTCTTCTTGACCTTTAAGTGTAAGCGAAAACACCGACTTGAGGACGAAATGAAGAAGAAGCATGACATGTTCACGACTTACATAAAATCGATAAACCTTACCTTGATTGATGTCATTAAATGATTTTATAATGTAATACACCAACTGGTTGAATTGTGGTGCGTCATTCACGTCAATTATACCGTCTGATAATATTTTATTAAAACCGGTTTCAAGTATGAAATTAAGCTGGTCGCGTATTCCATCTTCGCATATGTATTTCTTAATGGATTCAAGGTCGAATTGAGAGAATCGGTCTTTAAATTCATCAAATATGCGTTCGATTTGATTGATTGCTAAAGTTGACTCTCGTAACATTGAATGTAGTCTCGCCTTTTGAAGAAAGGGTATCGCAAATATTAAATTGAATGTGATGTCTTTTGCGAATTGAAACAACGAGAGTTTCGTTTTTTTTATTTCAATGTCATCGTCATCGTAGTCGATTGCACTATCGCGGTCTTCTTCTTCGACAATAACCTTTTTATTGAGTGAATTTTTGGCTGTTGTATACTTTTTCTTTGTTGTTCCGCTGCCGTCGTTCATACCGGTTTCAGATAATGGTATTGCTGCTAAATGTGCGGCAGCAGTTGTCGCTGGGTGAGATAGTTTACCATGGTCATTTACTGAAGGCGATGAAACAGCACGAGATGGTGGTTGTTGCTGCTCAGGTAGTAGTAACACATTCTGTGGCACTTGTAACGATACATTTGATTGTTTTGTTCCGACGGATGGTGTTTTTTGTTTTTGAGTTGCGAGTTGTTTCATGACATCGGTCATCGCAGTATGATTCATCGCCTTTATGAAATTCATGTTGGCGGTGTTTGTCAACGCCAACGGCAGTTGAGTCTTTAAATTTTCCACAGGGACGCTCACCTGCACTGGCACCGGGACTGTTTCGTCTGGAATTTCAAATACATCATTCACTATTATTTGCTGTTGCTGTTGCTGTTGCTGTTGCTGTTGTAACTGCTGTAGCTTCTGTATCTGCTGTTGAGAATTATGATGAACCAAATCTGCTGTTAGATACAATTGCGGATTCATTATATATATCTCTTCTATTTATTTTGTTTATCCATTATGGTAAATACTCTTTTCTTTTTTTTTATATTCAACAGTTTAAATTCGCGGATATAATCTTCGAGAGAAATACGCATATCGGCATCGGTTCGTATACTTTCTTGAAAATCCGGAGCTACATAATTCAAAGGTATTTTCAAGATTGACGTCATTTCATCCAGCTTAATTTCAATCAATCCGAATCGTGATGGAACACCCTGAATGACTTGAAATGTCTGAATAAAGAAATAGCTTTCGGTCATCTCATCGCCAAATAATACCATATAATTCTTACCATTTTCGCTTAATAACGTCTGTGAAATGAAGACCATCGGTATCTTGAAATATACCGAAAGAAGCCATACATCAAAATTCGTAAGAAAGTAATTTTCGCTTTGAATGATTTGTGCTAATGTCGCCCTTCCTTCATTTATGATGTCGGCATATTGTTTCATACCATATCCATTCAATATCATTGTGAGTTTTTTTTCTAAACCATTCCTCGCAAGTTTCGCATACTCTGTCACGAGTATATCTTTCAATCCTGCTACCGTGATATTTGCGAATTGGTCTAGATGCCGAGTTCGACAGTTATCACACATGAAATAATTACACTGTCTGCAGGCAAAATTGGATTGGTCAGAACCGATATTTGTTTGGCATTTCGAACACACTTCTGGTTCGAGTTGCGATTCTGGTGCGGCATCGGATCCAACTCCGGTTCTTGCATTCACCAAGGCGAATTCACCACTCTTTTGAACACATGAATGACCGCTTGGACATTTCGATGCGGTTTGAGCCATCGAACGCAGTATTGTTAGCATAAGGTCGAACGAACATTCGTTACTTTGATTTGAAAACAGAATTTCAAATGTGTTTATTTTTGGAAAAAATGTATTCCGCAATTTAATCGTTATTTTACGCTTTGAAACTTCTTGGCAGAAATCGAGAACATGATTGATTTCGTTAATACGCATTACATCCGGTGGAATATCGGTGGCTTCTTCTCCAACTAAAGATTTCACCTTCAATGCACGCTTTACACCCGTTTCTAATTCAAAATATCGGTCAACATAATCTTTATGATATGTTGGGTCATAATTCTGAACACCATAACTACCGGCATTACTCGGTGAAACCGTATAAAAATTGGTCTGATGTATATACGGATTGGCGTCGGCTGGCTCCATATTTTCAAAGTAGTCCTGCGTGATGAATGTTTCCAATAGTATAATTTCATTCTCTCGGAGATTGTATTTGATGTCTTGGAATGACGGATATTTCATTGGTTCAAACATGAACAACCTAACTCGTTCATATCGAATCAATTCATCTGCCAATTTGCCGAAATACGCAACCTCGTTATCGATATCTCGAAACATAAGGTTACGCTGGGGTAGTAGAAGCTTACACATTCCGCCCATTTCTTTCAGACAGTAACTCTTTTTCCCACATGTTTCATCGTCACTTGTAATACAACCGGATATTTCACCAACCATCTTCAATGTATCATTATTATACCGAATAAACGAAACATACTTTGAAAGTAACTTCTTCATGTAAGCAATAATTTGCGACAGTTTATTCGTATAGATTATAAACGATGAATCAGCTATTTTTTCGATGTTATCCTTGGTCGCCTTATTTTCTGGTCGGTTCAAGACATTTCGGGCGGTGTTTCGAAATACATTATAAAAATTCGTTTCCAATCGAATATTGCGCACATATCTCTCGCGCGTCTTGTCGGCCATCTTATCTGTAGGGGTGGTTTCGATGACTTCATCCGCCCGCAGATGATTACCTTCTGTAATGGTGGGCAGGTCATCATTATGGTTCATTTGAGGGTCATTTTCGACATTCACTTGGAGGAACTGGTTTGTTTCTGTAATGATACCAACAATTAGGCCTTCTTCTACGACCTTTACTCTTGGAAGACAGTATAACTCTTTTTTTGTTGTTTTCTTTACATGTAGCTGGACCTCTTTCAAGAAATTAACGGTTTCATGATAACTCATTTGCCATAGTTCGTCATCATTCATTAAAACGGTCGGGATGGTTCCGCTGCCGCTGCCGCTGCCGCTGCCTTGTTCGAGAGGTGCCGAAACAGCCGTTGGAATGACCCCTTTCAAAAATGTGCGTTTATATTCTTTCTTTGTAACATGTGATGGGTCTAATCTTGCTAGTTTTGATATCGTTTGCGAAATTTGAAAACCGATTACCTTTCCATTATAATTTACGACTTGGGCGTGAATCGTAAATCCGGCTTCTCTCAGGATTTTCGAAATGACCAATGCAGGTAGATTCATCTTGTATCTATATTCACGCGGCTGGCTTGCGTGTAGGCGACAATACGCAAAATATAAGTCACGAACCGTTTCTATAATGTGTTTCATTTTTGGGATGAGTGTTTTACTTTTCAGAGCAAAACGTCCCAAAACGCTGAATTTTCCG